TACGCAACCCTCACTTTCGCAGATATAACACCTCTTCCAGATCCACCCCAGAGAACAGATCCCGCCAATTTTGCAACAAAGGCTGATGCGTTTCTCGGGGCTCTCCCGACGTTTGCCACAGAGGCAAATACCCTCGCCACAGATGTCAATGGGTATAAAACCGATGCGGAGACAGCTCAGGCGGCGGCAGAAGCCGCCCAAGCAGTAGCACAGACCTCTGCCAATTTCAAGGGAAACTGGTCAGACCAAACAGGCGCGGCCGCAATTCCATACTCTGTATATCATGAGGGTAACTATTGGCAGCTTATAAGCAATCTGGCGGATGTCACAGCCTCAGAGCCAGGAGTTACAGCGGCCTGGAAAGTTATTGGTGGGGTAATTCTCGCCGATGATCTGGACCAACTCCAGAGTTTTTCAGTCGTTGACGGAGCTGTTGTGTATCTCAAGGGAAGGGCAACATCAGGAGACGGAGGCCAGGGGGTTTTCGTCGGTGTTTCTGGAGACTACACGGCGGAGGTCACTGCGGACACATTGGCCGGTATATACGTTCCATCTGACGCGGACTCAGATGGAAGCGAAGGCTGTTGGGTAAGACAAACAGACGGACATATAACTCCGGAGATGTTTGGCGCCTATAATGATGGCACAAATGAGGATCTAAACTCGGCTATTTTTAAGGCGGCTATTGATACTGTTGGATCCGGGAGTCTTGATCTAATGCCTGGGGCAACATATAGGTTAGAGGCATCTGGTACTTCACTGGAAACCCACTGGAATATTATTTCGGCTGGGTATACTACCCATGTAGCTGTGGAACTTGAAAGTGGTAACTCTGGCCTCACTATAAACGGTAATGGAGCCACGATTCAACTTCTGTCAACCAACACACTAACTGAGATCAGTTATGTGTTTGGAAATTCTAAGGACGAAGCTGTTACGAATATTACTTATAATAATATTATATTCGACCTTGATCACGCAGCGAATCCGACCGCCGAACAAGAGCGGGCGATACTTGCCGTTGGTGTTGACGATATGATTATCAACGATTGTTTATTCACCTCATCGAGTACAAAGGGCGGCTACGCGGTTGATATGTGGGATTGTGATAGACCGAGCATTAACAATTGTAGATTTATAAATGTAAGCGGCGGTATTTTTACAATATATTGCAGAGACATCACTGTTGATTCGCCTATTTTTTATAATATAAATGAGGCAATTGACGCTGATAAATATGATATAAATTATGCAGTAATAAACCCCATAATCTACGGGTCTGCCGCGGCCGCGGGACAGGCAATAGACATCAATGGTACAGTTGGTTTTTCTGTGTCTGGTGGTAATATAAGAAACTGCGGAGATGGCGCTATCGTTATAAATGGTAAGCTATTGGCTGATAGCTTTGCGAATCATATTACGGGAACGGGTTTAACGTGGAAGAACCCCAGACAGGTTACATTTTCAGGGGCCAATTTTATAAATTGCGCCAATGATGCGTCTCAGGTGTTTCAGTACATAGGCAATAATTGGGACACTGACGCAGACCGATCGGGGTCTGGTTCGACTGGCGACGTTCCTACGGACATCGTATTCTCAGGGTGCAATTTCAACCTGTGCGGGCAGCATGATATCCTTGAGGGTAGGGTTAAATTTACTGGGTGTACGTTCAATGGATCGATAGTTCCGGTCTCTACGTCTACCGGATACACCATTAACGCGGCTAGCCAGGAGGACTGGACTACTCATCCAGACGCTGAAACGTACTCGGATCTTCAACTTGACGTTTCGAATTGCGATGCACGGAACTTAGACGGAGGCTTTGTGCGTGCCAGATGGGCGGCAATTTTGCAGGTAAACAATAACGCCATAAAAAACATATCAACAGTATCTAATTGTTTAGGAGTAAATTCAAGCGACCTAGATCTTAGAGGCTGCCAAGGATCGATTAGCGGGAATATAATAGATGGCGCGTACTCAGGGTTGCGATTCCACACAAGTGTTGACTCTGGTGGCGCTGTGATAAAGGTTTTCAAAAACATAGTTATTAACCCATCATCAACGCCAATAATATTGATCGGACCGGAAATTGAGGATGCAGTGATAGCGGATGCAGTAGATATAAGGGTCGGTGATGTAACAGCCGCATCAATGAATATCAGCGAGCATTTAGCAACAATGGTGTCAAATTCGTACCTTTTTAATGTCCGCTGTATAACAAGATCTGATGTGGCACAATCAGACACGGATTATGTCACATTTAATATCCGTAACAGGTCGTTAGATGGGACAACACCGGCAGCAATATCGTCTCCAAACACTAAGACAACCGGTGGGGTAGATATAAATGCACTTGCTAACACTGATCTGACCGGCCTTATAACAGACTCAGATGCATACATCAACAAGGGTAATTCTGTTGATTGCTATTTTGAGAAAGCTTCTTCAGGCCAGGATTTAGCTGGGGTTTCATTTTCTCTTAGGATAGTTAGCTATTAGACATGCTTTATCTCAAAGTATGTAAAAAAACAATATAGGATATTTATCTTGGACAAACAAACAGAACAAATACTCTCACTATGCTCAGTCTCTACAAGAATGACAGCTAAGACGTTCTTCCCAGATCGTTTCAAGCTAGATTTCTCTCCTGCTGTGCATGATAAGATATTTGAACTGATTGATGGTCCTTGGAATAAAATAGCAATTGCCGCTCCTCGTGGTTGGGGAAAGACTTCTATAGTCGCTTTAGGCTTAATGGCGCGTTACATTCTATTCAGACATACTGGATTTATCTGCTATATTAATAAATCACATGACGCTGCCTCACTACAGACAGAAAATTTAAGAAGAGAATTAATAACTAATAAACCAATCAGACAACTATTTGGATCAGTAAAACCTAAGACCTACGCAGATGATGAATTCGAAGAGGTTTTTTCTAAGAAAGCTTGGGTAGCTTACGATACTTTAGTCTGGCCACGTGGTGCTGAACAACAAGTTCGTGGTGTACTTTTCAGGAACGATCGCCCAGGATTATTTGTAATAGATGATCTAGAAGATAAGAAAAAAATTATGAACGAGGAAATTAGAAAAGGAATCAAAAACTGGTTCTTTTCTGATGTTATTGAAGCTATTCCTCAAACACATATGAACTGGAAGATTATTTATATAGATACCCTAAAGCATGAAGATTCTCTACTTCAACACCTTCTAGATTCTCCTGACTGGAAGTCAGTACGATTAGAAGCTTGTGATGATAACTTACAATCTGTTGATCCTAATTTCGTGCCGCATGAAGTTATTAAGTCTAAATGGGAAGCAGCATTAGCTTCCGGTGAAACTGATGCTTTTTTTCAAGAACTACGCAACTTACCAATTTCAACTAAAGACGCTAGTTTTAAAAAAGAATACTTTCATTACTACAACATTCAAGGAACTAAAACAAGACAAGAAACTGATTTAAATATTCTAGATGCAGAACTACAACACAGTAAGAATATTGAAACAGTAGTAATAGTTGATCCAGCTAAGACAGTAAAAATACATTCAGATGAAACTGCTATTATAGGACTAGGCCTAGATTTAACAAGTGCTAAAATTTACGTCAGGGACGCAATCTCAGCCAAACTATACCCAGATGAAATATACGACGAAATGTTCGGGATGGCTACTCGTCTAGGTGCAAAGGTAATAGGCTTTGAGGAAACTTCACTAAATGAATTTGTAAAACAACCTATAAAAAACGAAATGTTTAGGCGTGGTAGTTTTTTTGAACTAGTCTGGCTTAAAGCTCGCGGTGGAATGAAAAAGGAACTGCGTGTTAAAGAATTAGTTCCTTACTACCGAGGTGGTTATATCTACCACAATGCCTCATGTGCTACAATAACTAAACTCGAACAGCAACTTTTAATGTTTCCTAGATCAGCCCTCTGGGATTTAATGGACTGTCTAGCTTACGTAATAGAAATGTTAGAGCTAGGAGAAAGATACTTTTCTCCTCGTGAAAACCCTGATGATATAGAAGCTGAATATGAAGAACTTGACTACGATCCACCTATGTCTAATTGGAGACTTGTATGAAAGATATTACTGTTTGGATTTTAGGAAGTATTTTGTTATCTCTTATATCCGCTTTAATAGGCAAATGGTTAGGCGCTAAAGGAGTAAGTGATAAATTAGAAAGTAAAGTATCAGATGTTCACTGCATAGAAAGACGTAAATCTTGCTTTCTAGTAGTCGGTGAAAAGATTGATAATTTAGATAAGAAAATAGACGATAAGTTTAATACTATATATCAACTCATAAAGGATAAAATATAGACCGTTTAAAAATTAAACGGACTGGAGGTTAAATGCGGTTAATAAAAGTAATAGGCAAAACTCCTTTCGACTATGAAAAAATATCTGTTACTACAGCAGTTAGGAGATTAGATGAAACTAAAAGAAATACCTACTCGGCTGTGCTTCTTACTATTGAAACCACTAATATCCGTTACCGTATTGATGGTGGTGATCCTAGTGCTACTGATGGACATCTGGTATATGCGACGCAGAATTTATACTTCGAAGATCCGAAAGCTGTAAGAAATCTTCGTATGATTACTTCTGCTGGAACTGCCACAGTACATGTTACTTATTATAAGTAGGTGAATATGCGACTATTAAATTATTTAATTACTATTCTTCTTATATCCACCACCTCTTATGCTTCTCCAATAGGTGGCGGACCTATAGGTGGTGGAACGTCTGGCGGTGGTTCTGGGGATATAACTAGCGTAGGTTCTTGTACTAGTGGTGATTGTACTAATGCTTTTATTAACGATACCGCAATAGACTTAACAAGCCTGACTTTGAATGATTTAACTTTCGATGTAGGTTCTGTTAGTAAGACTGAATTTGGATATCTTAATGGAGTGACTTCTAATATCCAATCTCAAATCAACGCTTTGGGTGGTGGAGGTGGAGCTCCAATAGATGTACAATACTGGGTTAGCGCTGCTAATGGAACTCTTACTAATGAAGTAGTAGTTAATTCTCCAGCTAGTCTTGAAAATGCTGCTAATCTTGGTTTATATTCGAGTGATATATTAGGATGTAATACATTAGCAGCACTTATGACACTTATTAATGGTGGAGATTATTCCCCAACAGCTGCTGTAGATTTAACCAGCGCATCAAGTGTAACTAGCGGTCCATTAGCTTGGACTTCTTCTGCCTCTTTGCCAGGTTCTCCTACAGATGGACAGTTTACGTACTATACTGGTGGAACGTTCGACGTAATGGGGTTCTATAATTCCGATACGTGGCGGTATTTCCTGGCGTTCGATTCTTTTCCTGACACGTCTGGGCAGGTACCTACTTATAATGGGTCAGGTGAATTTTCATGGTCAGTTCCTGTAGTATCTGATATTGAAGTATCTGATATAGCTGATTCAGCTGTTGAAACAAGCTCAGAGGGGCTAACAAACACAAATACTGCATTGCCAACAAGCGCGGCTGTTAAGGCTTACGCGGATGCTCTTGCTATATCCGGATCGACTCCTACTGTCCAGGCGTCTGATCCTACGATAGCGTCAAGCACTAGATATTATATCGCAACAAACGATTATCACTTTTTCTGGAATGAGTATGGTGTTAGGACTGTTGACTTAACAGCTGGTACGCTTGACGATTCCGATACCACAGACCCTGTAAACGCAGACGGTGGAACAGACAGTACACACGATGGGACAACATTAATCACGCTTGACGTTGATGTCACAGAACAATACATCAGCACTGTCACATACTCATCTACTGAGTTAAGTTTGACTGATGTTGCAATGAGTCAATCCGGTACTGCACCAAACTATACTTACACTGCAAGTGTTGATCCTAATGGGTCAACAAGCACGATAGATCTTGTTGTCACATCAACAGACCTTGCTGGGAATACTGATGAGGACACGTACAATGTCACATATTCAGGTGGCACAACACCGGATCATTCATTTGCACTTGATTCTGCAGTAGAAACATCGAAAGTTTATGATAGTATAGCAGATGCAAATGTAGGCTCAGGCGCGGATACAGTTACATTTACCACCATGGCGGATACCGAAACAGGCGCTCGCGCTAATGGTACAGGCCAGTCAGTTTCGTTAACTTCCGATACGTATATGGGCCAAATTGCATATACGATTTACTTCGAGTTCCAAAACGACTCGAACAGTCAGTACAATTATTCGTTTTACCAAACTGGCGGTGGGGATGACGTCCAATTTCGCGCCTATTCAACCGGCACGACAGGCCTTCTCTATGTTCGGACAAACTACGGAACAGCGGCAGCTATAACATTTACATCACCGACCACATCAGCGGTTCACAGTGCAAGAATCGCTCTTGATTATGCTAACGCAACACCAGCCGACAGAATAAATTTGTGGATAGACGACACACCGGTCGACACATCTGCGGCGGATATGACAGCAATTGCAGATCCTGGAACGATATCAGGTAATGTATTGTTTCCGTACCAGCCTTCAGCTGGGGCAGCATCATACATTAAAAATCTTAAATTCTATACGGGGGTTGTGGCTCCATGATAAAAAGAATTGTCAGTATCATAGCTGTTATGCTATTATCTGCCGCATCATACGCAGGTCCAGTATTATTTTACTCTGACCTTACATCTGGACCAAAAACAGGCGGAGAAAACAATAAAGGTGTTTTTGTCTCTGTGTATGGCAAGGGATTTGGATCAACCCAATCCACATCTACGGCAACAATTGGTGGTGGACTTGCTGACAATTATCCGTTGTGGTCAGATACTAAAATAGTGTTTCAATTAGGCTCTCTTGCCGCTACAGGTAACATTATCGTTACAGTCGGTGGCGATGCTTCAAATGCCCTACCGTTCACAGTGCGATCTGGAAATATCTATTTTTGCACTCCAACCGGAACTGGAGACGGTTCTTTTGCGTCCCCGTTTGATCCCTCCGATTATTGCGCCCTTCTTGCGGCTGGTGAGGATGGAGCGACATGCTATTTCAGGGCTGGCACGTATGAAGGCGAGTACGCCAATACCAGTTGGCATGCTAACTTCAGTTTAAAAAACTCTTATAGTGGTGCTTCTGGTAATGAAAATGCTTTCGTTGCATACCCAGGAGAAACCGCAACGCTTAGCGCTCCTGATTCAAATATATCGTATAATTTCCGGAGATACGATAACAGTGGCGACCATGGCGGTGGATATATCGTTGTTGCCGGTTTTACATGTGCGTCATATGGATCGAGCATTTACCCAGGCTCTAACACTCGTATAATCGGAAATACTATAACAGGCCAAACTGGTGGAGATTTCCCAGCAGGGATAATTGGTATTGACGGACTGGCAGATGGGACGTGGGCGGTAGATGATGTAAAAATATATGGCAACAGCATTACTGGAGGTGCGGGTTCAGGGACTCAGGACCATGCTATTTACCCAGGCTATGGGGTCGATAATATAGATATCGGGTGGAACTATATTTATGGGTCAGACGGACTCGGAAGCAAAATAAGTTTTAACAATAATAATGCTTATGCGCTGAATATGGTATGGGAAAACATTAGGGTCCACCATAATTTTATTGATGTCAGGAGTTCGCAGTACGACAAGCGCGCAATAAATGTTTTTGAATCGGGTACTGGTTCTACTTTTTATATTTATGACAATATCATTATTGGGGACTCGGGGGATCAGTCCTCGACGATATCAATTCTGTCAGGCACTGTATATCTGTACAACAATACGGTGTATGCGGGTTCATCCGCAGCATTAGGGTTGGTATACCTCTATTCTCAAACTGTGTACAGTCATAATTATGTTCCGGAATCTGTTACTATGAGTAATAATATTTTTTACGCGGCGGGAGACGCAACAAAATACATCAAAAAACTTGAGTCCGCCGGTACGGTTCCGGACCCAACAATGTCGAATAACTTATGGTATGGAATAGGTGCGTTCGCGGATCACACTGATTTTACTACAACTTCAAACGACGTAGAGTCCGACCCATTATTTACCACAACCCCACCAATAACAGTAGCAAGCGTTGTACTTCAATCCGGATCACCCGCTGATGGGGCTGGAACGGCGCTATCGGCTGTATCAAGCCTTTTCACGATCGACTATTATGGGGTAACATTACAGGACCCGGTTGATATAGGAGCTATAGCCTATGGCTCAGGCTCTTCTGTCCCGAGTACTTCAGGCATAGTAACTATTGGAACAACTGGAACAGTCAGAGTTATTCAGACAACTGGAACAGTACAGGTAATAAACTAATGGCTGATAAATATCTGCGAATAGGCTCAATGGAAGATATTCATGTCTATGATGACGGAGACTATGATTCTGCTGTTGAGACAGACGCTCCAATTAAAGCTGGCGCTCCATCAGCAGTGAATGATGTAGTTAGATTACAAGACATAACTGATGGATTAATAGTAGATGGTGATCAATTAGATATAACTTGGAATCCTACTAATTACGTTCCAGACGCTACAATAGCTGAAGCTGCCGACGCAGACGATCTAAGCGCGCATTTAAAAGGTATTGATACTTTATTAGGTAATAAAACAACAGGGCCTGCATCTTCTACTGATAATGAAGTAGCTAGATTCGATGGAGCTACTGGCAAAGTAGTACAAAATAGTGGAGTGTTAGTTAGTGATAGTAATGAACTATATCAATTCATATATAAGTTTATATCTCCTAACTCTATAACTCTAATAGCTGGTACTTCAGCTAATAGTGTATCAGATTTACAAACTCCTCTTGATGGAGGTACTTATGATATACAAGAAGCTGCGGCTACACCTGGTTTCCATTTAGAAGTAACTTTCACTGGAATTACTACATTTAATGCCATATATACTAGGTTTGAATATGTAGGAAGCGCAACACACTGTTGTGAAGTATCTATATATAATAACTCTACTGCATCTTGGGATAGCTATTCATGTCAGTTAGGTAATCAATTAGGAATGCAGACTATACATATTCCTATATGCCTAGCACCAAGTAATTATATAAATTCTGGTACAGTAATTATGCGTTTCTATCATCCACAAGCTGGCAATGCAGCACATAATTTGTATATAGACTACGCCGCTTTAATTAATTAGACCGTTTAAAAATTAAACACTCTAAAGGAAAACAAAGATGCCATACATAGTAACAGGAGAACCAGAAAGTAGAGGCCAAGATTATATCAACGCTAAGTTTGATTACGAGTATTCTAATGGCCTAGATCTTAAACCTGGTTCTGACTTCCACGAAAAACTACGCAACAAGATATGGCAGAGGGCTAGAGAGTCTAGGAATGAGATATCTAAACGTTTTGATAGCTGGAATAATATAGATAAGACTCTAACTGCATACATTCCGTTAAAAGACAAAGAGAAAATATTAAAAAATAAAGATTCGTCTAAGCCTGTAAGTATAGTTTTTCCTTACACATATTCAATGTTAGAGGCACTACTTACTTATATGTCCCTAGCATTCTTTCAAGATCCTATGTTTCAATATGAAGGTGTGGAAGATGATGATACTATAGGTGCTATGTTGTTAGAGATGGTTATTAGGTTACACTGTATAAAGAATAAAGTAGCTTTGAATTTCCATACTGCTATTCGTGATTCACTGGCCTATGGTGTAGGCATTGCTATCCCTGAATGGGTAAGACAGTATGGTAGAAAAGCTGTAAGGACTCAGTACACAAATGAGAGTGAATTAGGTACAACTTCTCAAACTGGGGTAGAATTTATAGACGACTTACTATTTGAAGGAAATGCTTTAAGCAACATAGATCCTTACATGTGGTTGCCCGATCCTTCTGTATCAAGTAGTGAAGTGCAAAAAGGTGAGTTCTTTGGCTGGGTAGAACGAGACAATTTGATGAATATGTTATCTAAAGAAAGTGAGCCTGATTCAGAACTATTTAATGTAAAGTATGTTAAACTAGCAAAGAATAAAAGATCTTCTCTGTCACTGGATCAGAGTGAACGTAATACTAAATTTGGCTCAGATCCTGATACACATAGAAAGATGACAGATATTACTAACCCAGTAGACAATATTAAAATGTATATTAATCTAATTCCTAAAGAATGGGGATTAGGCAGTAGTGAATATCCTGAAAAATGGTTCTTTCAATTATCATCTGATTGTATAATTACTTCAGCCTACAAAGCTGATCATAACCATGGTATGTATCCAGCTGCTGTTGCATCACCTGAGTTTGATGGATATTCTATTACGCCAATAGGTAGATTAGAAATACTTTATGGGCTTCAGCATACTTTAGATTTCTTGTTTAACAATCATGTAGCTAATCTACGTAAAGCGGTTAATGATATGCTAGTTGTTGATCCTTATCTAATTAATATCAACGACTTGAAAGATCCAGAACCTGGGAAAATCATTAGACTTAGACGTCCTGCTTGGGGCCGTGGAGTTGATAAGGTTGTACAGCAACTACAAGTAAACGATATAACTCGTGCTAACATTGCAGACAGTGCTTATATAACACAGTGGATGGATCGTATTTCTGGAGCTGATCAATCTATGCAAGGAGCTATTAGGCAAGGCGGTCCTGAGAGACTCACTAGCGCAGAATTCCAAGGTACGCGTGGTTCAGCTGTAAGTCGTCTACAACGAATTGCTATGATCATTGGTATGCAGTTTGCGCAAGACATAGGTACAATGTTCGCTGTACATACTCAACAATACATGAGTAAACCGCAGTGGGTTAAAGCTACTGGTCGATATGCACAGCAGTTACAATCTACTATCTCCCCTACTGGAAGAGTAAAAGCTGATCCTTATAAAATATCTGTAAATTATGATATGATAGTTAGGGATGGTTCTATACCCGGAAGTAATTTCTCAGATGCTTGGATTCAGTTATTTAAAGTAATAGGTTCTTCAGAACCTCTAATGGCTGAATTTGATATTTCTAGAATCTTCATGTATATTGCGCAACAATTAGGTGCAAAGAATGTAGAAGATTTCAAACGAAATATGAATAACATACAGACACAAACAATGCCTGATGAACAAGTGTCACAGCAAGCACAGGCAGGAAATTTAATCCCAGTATCGGAGGTTTAGATGGAAGGTGTAATAGTAAGAGCAACTAGAGAACAAATTAAAAGTTTTAAAGAATCTCTACTTTGGAAAGATATGGTTAGGGAATTAGGTGTTTGGAAAACTGCTTGTAAAGAAGAACCTCTGGCTATAGTATCCGAAGCTCAAGATTCTAATCCTTCTACAGCTGCTGTATTAATGCACCTAGGTGATATTCATGGGAGGGTTAAGTCAGTTGATTTTATTCTTAATCTTCCTGATCTATTTTTAAACATTCTGGAGGAACAAAAAGATGACAATAAGCGCTAACGAACCGACTGATCAAAGAACAGTCAGTGAACTACCGAGTTACATCAGGGAGACACGAGAAGCTGTTAACGCAATAGAAGCTGGCAGTGCTAAGGTGCATACTAATTTGACTGTATCTATAGGCACTACTTCATTGGATATAGACACTGATTTAAGTTCTGCTTCCTTTGAGACTATAAAAATAACAGGTGCGGGGGCAATAACTATAGCATCCATAACTGGTGGTCAAGAAGGCGACGTGAAGATTTTTATTTTTCAAGACGATAATATAAATTTCACAGATAGTAATGATAAAGCTAGTGGTAAGTTCTATCTTAATCTGCTACCTGTAGGTGATAATTTTGAAGCAGCACAAGATGATATTCTAGCTTTAGTAAACATAGGTGGAGATGGTTCTACAGTAAGTGGTTACTGGAAAGAGCTGTATAGAACTATTTCTGTAAAATAGACTGTTTAAAAATTAAACAAACTAAATGAGGTTAGCTATGAGTAAAGAAGATGTTATTAATCAACTTAATGAAATGGAAGAACTTATTACTGCGGCTACTAGTGCACCTATGACTGAGGTGCCAGCAGATGATCCTATTACAGATGCGCCAACTACTGATATGCCTAGTACTAAGTCCCCAGTAACGGAACTTCCAAGCACTGAAGTCCCTATTACTGAACTTCCTGTTGAAGAACCTACTGAATTTCAGAAATTGTGTGATAAAATTACTGAACTTGAAAGTATGTTGAAGGAAAAAGATAAGGCTCCTTCTACAACAACACCTTCTACAGAAGCTCCTATCAAGATAGAAGATTTTCTTGGCGAAGTTGATTTAGACGAACTAACAATGAACAAAGATGCTTTGAATGCTATCTTAAACAAAGTATATATAGCAGCTAGAAAAGAAGCAAGAAAGGAGGCAATTACAGAAAGACAGGGAATTCTTATGGACATTCCCTCTATAGTAAAAAACAATATAGAAATTGTAACTTCACTTAAAAAGGCTAGCGAGGATTTCTATGAAAATAATCCAGACCTTGTGCCGTTTAAGAAAGTCGTTAGTACAGTATTTGACGAGATTGTGGGTAAAGATCCTAATCGTTCTTATCAAGAGATCCTTAAAGAGATTGGTCCGGAAGTAAGAAAACGATTAGACCTTAAAAAAGAAGCTATTAAACAATCAGGTCCTCCAAAGCTGACTTCTAAAAAGAGTGCGCTTAGGACTAAAACAAAACAAGATGTTGATCCGTTCCTGAATGAAATTTCTGAAATGGATAATGCTCTTAATAACTAAACGGAGGTAAATCTAATGCTTGAAAATAGATCCGAACAACATCATCAAGTAGTTGACAAATTCGTAGATCCGATTGCCAACTATCAAATGTCAACTCGAGATTACGTAGTACGCCCTTCAGCAGATGGAGACACTGGGGCTATTACAATTACCCTTCCGCCAGTAGCTGAAGCTCGTGGAAGATGGTATTCCATCGTCTGCCGTAATGCAGATGCAGTTAACACTATTACTGTCCAGGACAAAGATGACTCTGAGTGTTGGGCAGGTGATGTAGTGCTCAATGGTAAATGCGATAAGTTGCTTTGCTTCTCTGATGGCCTAGCTTGGTTTGTAGCTCAGTCAGTAACAACATTTACTGGTACTACACCTACACCTACAACTGTAGCTCCTACTACAGTAGCTGTTTAATTTAACTATAACCTAAGGAGGTAATAATATGTCTGGATTTCTTGGAATGCGTGGAACTGGAGATTGGGTAACTGACCAACGGCCTAAAAATTGGCGGCAGCAGATTCTTAAACTGTATCCTAATGGTATGGCACCACTTACTGCTCTCCTCTCTATGATGGGTGGTCAGGCAACTGATGACCCTGAGTTTAATTGGTGGACACAGGAACAGACTGCTGTTAGCGGCGATGTGTACGGTATTTATACTAATGCTGATCTCTCTACTGCTTATGTAACTGGTGGAGTAGCTGGCGATACACTGTTTATTAAGGTCCTTACTTCAGTAGCTCAGCGAATTCGTAATGGTCATCAGATTCTTCTGCGTGATGCTAGTGATTACCGTGTAGATGTGAATGCCAAAGTTACTGATGTAACTAGAGGTACTACCTATACTACACTAGCTGTTAAGCTTCTCGAAGCTGATGATAATTCAACTACTCATGACCTCAGTGACTGCGATAACTTCAAGATCATTGGTAATATTAACCCTGAAGGCGGTGAGATGCCTGATGCTATTGCACAGAATCCTACCAAAGTATACAACTATACTCAAATATTCAGGTCTCCTCTTAGCATGACTCGTACTGCTATGAAGACTAGACTTCGTACTCCTAATGACTACCAGAAGGCAAAGGCTGAAGCTCTGGAAAATCATTCTTGGGAAATGGAACTCGCTTTTCTCTGGGGTATTAGGACTGAGAACGTAGGTGATAATGGTAAACCTGAGCGTACCACTATGGGTGCTATCAACTTCATTCGTCAGTATGCTAGTGCTAACTGTGATGACTATACACTCAATACTGATTACTCTGGTACTACCTGGGCAAGCGGTGGAGAAACCTGGTTTAAGGCAATGCTTGAACAGATTTTCCGGTATGGATCAAACGAGAAACTCGCTCTCATAGGTTCTGGCGCACTGCTAGGTATTGATGCACTTGCTATGACTGGCGGTCAGGTACAACTCATGCCTGGGCAGAAAACCTATGGTATGGAAATTACTAGATGGATGACTCCTTTTGGTTCCATCTATATGAAAACCCATCCTCTGTTTAGCCATGATCCTACTACTCGTAACATGATGCTGATTCTCGAACCTAAAGAACTTACATATCGTTATATTGATGATACTACTTTTTATGGGGAGAACAGCAAGAAGGAACATTCTTCTGGTTATGGTCAGAGACGTGTAGATGGTTTGAACGAGGAATTTCTCACTGAAGCTGGTCTTGAGTTCGGCCTTGCGCAGAAATGTGCACTGCTTAATGGTGTTGGCCTGAACAACACACTTAGCTAACCTCTAAGGCCAATTACGGCTGGGATGGTCAGCGATGACTGTCCCAGACCGTTTAATTTTTAAACAGTCTAATTGGTGACTCAGATGAATTTATTACAAATTAGGACAAAGTTTAGAGATATCTCAGGTAGATTTGACCTAGTCAATGACGACTACTCTGATAATGGCGCAGACTTTTATCTCAACGAGGGGAGGAAGTTTCTAGATCGTCTAGACGAGACTCAAAAATCCTGGGCCTCTCAGTTTAGGTTTGTTGAGATAGATAAATATATAGCCTCTGTGCAATATTGTAGGGCTATAAAAGAAGTCTGGGTTGCTACTACAACTCAGCGTTGGCAGTTAGAAAAGAAAAATATTCAGGATCTTATTTCTGAGTATTTAACTGGAACTCCATCTTCAAGAACTAGTGGTACTCCATTGTACTATTCGCCAACTATCACTAGGTATAATCCAGCTGATATTCAATCTGACGAATTTGAATCTTTCTTGCAGTGGGTAGAAATTCCGGCTGGTAAAGTAGAAGAATACAATACCATTTTGCTTAATGTGCCTACTAGTGAAAAACTAGTCTTAGAAGTAAAAGGCTTGTTTTATTCGCCTAAGTTAGTTAACGATACAGATACTAATCATTGGTCTGTTAATCATCCAATGTTATTGATAAGAGCAGCATTAAGAGAATTAGAAATAAACAATAGAAATACCCAAGGAGTTAATGACTGGACTAGCGCAATCACTAGTGATATGCGATTGTTAGGTATGGACCTTGTAGAAGAAGAAATCTCAGAAGTTACTCAAATAGAGGATTAAAACTATGGATAAAGTAGAAAGACTTCAACGTAGACTAGAACGTAAACAGAGAAAACAGAGAGTTAAGACAATAACTACTCCTTATCCTATTTCTTGTTGTATGACTGGAGATTTAAATGGCCCTGCTTCAAGATACATGTTTCCTTGTTCTGGTAAGATTACTAAAATAGCTATTAGTTTTAATTCTAAACCTAAAGAAGTAGTTGTTGTTAATGTTAATATTGAAGGTGAACTTGGGGTTAAGTCAGAAGGTTTTAAATTAGATAAAAAAACCTATAGCGCTAAAGTAAGTATAGATGTTTATGAATTAGACAAACTCACAGTGTCAATTTCTTCTACCGAAGCAGCTAAAGTAAATGAATTTTGGGTTGCTTTCTTATGGGAACCTATAGTCAAAGACGCGTCTGTTAGAAGTTTTCTAGTGGAGGAACTTAATAATGATGAAACTACTGAAGGGTAAATGAGTAGGACCTAGTTGTCAGGAGACAAAGATGAGAGAGTTTGAATTACTAATTGACGAAGCATTAACTAAAGGCCTAAGCCCTGTTAAAAACATGTCTGTTAATTCTCAATTCCTATACGAGTGCCGCGGGTTTAGGTGCGGAAAGACAGGACTTGAGAAAGCTACTGAGTGTACAAATCCTTTGCCGCCAATAGAAGATATGTATTACCAGTGGCCTTTTCCTCAATTTTTCCAAGGTGAGTCTTGCAGACTAATGGTAATTAGAGACCCATTTCAGTTGGAAGACGCAGTGTATTCTATATCTTCTGACTTCTCTACAGTAACTAAATTATACGCCATTGACCAATTAACTTATGGTCAAGGTAGTTTGATGGAATTTGCTGACTTTGGTAAGTATGTGTTTATGACTAATGGTGTTATAATGATTTACTATAGTCCAACAGACACTACATGGTACAAAGTTACTAGTTTGACTGAAGTTCCTATGATGAAAACTATATGTAATTTCAAAGGGCAGGCAGTAGGAGGAGGAATAATTAGTGATTGGTATGACTGTGATGAGACTTATTATGTGTGGTCACGTATAGGCGAAATGAATTTTGTGCCAGACCAACGCAATACTGAAGGTTATCGCAGATGTCCTTATGGTGGAGAAGTACTTAGTGTTAGAAGGCTTGGCGATAATATAGTTGGTTATTCTAGTGAAGGAATAACTATGTTGTTTCCAGTTATAGAACCAGCAGTTACTTTTGGCTTTAGAGAGATGTTGGATATAGGTTTAATAAATCAAGGTGCTAATGATGGAGATTTAAATAGGCACGTATTTGTCGGCACTGACTATTCTCTGTACCAGATTACTTCTGAAGGAGTTAGTGAATTAGATTACAGTCATGAAATATCTACACTTGCAGGTGAAGATATAATTGTTAAGTATGATAAAAGTAGCAATGATTTCTATATAGGAAATAGCAGTAAGACTTACCTACTTTCTCAAAATGGTTTGACAGAAGTATTACAACATCCTTCTGCTATATGGTCAAGTGGAAATAATTTATACGGATTGCCTGTTGATTTAGATGATGATTACTATACAATAACTACCTGGCCATTCGACTTCCAATACAAAGGAGATAAGACAGTTTTTAATATCGAAACTGATTCATTTGGAACTACTTCTCCTTACTCAAGTGTTGATCTTAGTACAGATCATACTACTTGGAAGTCACCAGCTTTTACACCTATAAATAATGTAGGATTCTCTTCACTGATTGCTTCAGGTAACTTGTTTAGATTTAAACTTAGGTTTAGTGAAATCTCAGATGATTTCTTCATAAGCTATATTAAAGTTAGATATAAGATGACAGATCTTAGAGGCATTAGAGGAGTGTATGCTTCAGGGATACGAGGGCAGAGTTCATGATTACTATTTTACTTCCAGATCAAATAGCTAGGTATTGGAATATACTTGGGCCAGCAATAGAGGAAGCATTACCACCTATTGCAAGTTACAAAGAAGAACGAATGAATAAAGTACTTAGTTCTTTACTAAGTGGAAAGTCTTTATGTTGGGTAGCACATAAGGTTAAAGATGAGCAGAGATATTTAGAAGCTCTGTGTATTACTCAGATTCAACATGATACGATTAGTATGTCTAAGAGTTTACTTATCTATGCTCTATATGCATTTGCTCCAATTTCAGACGAAACACAATTTGCTGGTTTAAATGCTATAGCTAAATATGCTAAATCAAAAGGTTGTGAGAATGTTATAGCTTATACACAGAATGAACGTATAATAGAATTATCTAAGTTGCATAGTGGAAACACTGTACAAACATTAGTTACATTTGACATTGATGTTTTAATAGGGGGTGTCTAATGGGAGGTTCAGGAGGTGGAGGATCTTCGGGTAAAACTGATTATCCTGATTACATGAAAGATTGGCACAGCATGGCTCTGGATGACACAGGTACTGATACACTTAGTACTTCTATAACAGAAGTAATGGATACAGCTATTGGTTCATCTCCTTTTGCTACTGCTACTGCATATGATCCAGATGTTCCCATAGCAGCTTGGGAAGCAGCTATTAGTGGGTTTAACACTATACTTGCTGGAATAGATGAAGGTACTGATGTAATGGCTCTTTATACAGCAGCTGTTACTGCTATGCAGAATAATTTGGATGCAGATGTAGATTCTTTCTCATCGCAGTTAAATGATAATTTAACTAGTGTTGTGCTACCTAGATTTGAAGGTGGCATGAGGAATATAAATGCAGTTCAGAGTTCAGCATTTATAATTGGCAGGGGAATTATAGAAGCCTTTAATGCTAGAGATGTAGCCAAGTATTCTGGAGATCTTAGAATCAAGGCAGCAGTTAGTATAACTCAAAATATGGTTCAACTTATGACTAACAAGTATGCCTGGGAAGAGAGCTATACTAGGATGGTAGTTGAATCTAATCGTATTAAGATAGTAGCTAAAGGAGAAGAGAATAGAGAGAACGTAGAATATGATAAGGCAGATGCTGAATGGGATCTTAGTATTTTTAAGTACGGTGGAAATTTACTAGCGTCTATTTCAGGTTCAGCAGTAGCACAAGGTGTTGAAGGCCCATCTATTGCAAAGCAAGCTTTAGGCGGTGCTATGGCTGGTGCGGCTGCTGGTGCAGTGGTAGGAGGAGGTCCAGTAGGAGCGCTCATTGGAGGAGGGCTAGGTGCAGCTTTAGCATTTCTTTAGACCGTTTAAATTTTGAACAATCTATTTGGAGGAACAACGTATGACAGATACTAATTCAACTCTTAGTGGAATGCTTGGAGGTAATACTCCTCAAGGTGGAGGAATAAGTGGATTGCTTAGTAATCCATTATTTCTACAATACTTGTCAGGTGCTGGAGCAGCACTTAGTTCAGGTCAGCCTGTAGGTGTAGCCTTAAACAATGTAACTATGCAAAACATAGCTGCTCAAAACCAAGCTAAGTTGCTTAGTAACATGCTTTCAGGTATGCCAGCAGGAGCTAAGCTTACAGCTGATAGAGATAGCTTAAATTTAAAAATGCCTTCTGCTGCATTAGGTGGAGAAAGCAGCATGATGGATGCTGGAGCAGCTAGTAAAGGAGTAGCTATGCAACCTACTTCTACTCCTGAGGCTAGCCAGAATAAATTTCTAGGCAGTTTGCTAAACCCTTCTTCTAGTCCTCTAGGTAACATTTCTCCCGCCGACCTAGCAGGGCTGACTCCTAGTGACATAACACAGGCGGTTAGTTTAGCACAGACAATTAAAGCAAGAGAAGCAACTGGTGAGATTGCAAGAATGAATGCAGCTACTAGTGCTTACAAAGCTTTAAGTAAAGATGAAAGAACCGTAGCAATGAAGAATTTTGAATACGCTAAATCTCAAGGCTTTGAGGGTTCTTTCGCAGAGTTTCAACGAGATGCTAAAACTTCACACATTAAAGATTATGAATATGCAGTTAATAATGGATATAAAGGGGATTTTCAATCCTGGTTACGAGATATGACTGCGCTTGGTGGAGGTCTTTCTTTAGGTGAGTTTAAAGCTAGGAAGCAAATAACAGGACTTGAGAACCGTAAGGATTATTTTAAAAGTCCTAAAGGATTAATTAGCGATGTAGATAAGTATCTTAATACTGAAGATGTACAGAATACTTTAATACAGTATGAAGGTCCAGAAGCTACACGTCAACGTGCTATCATGACTGAGAAATACATAGATGATAAAATTCAATCTTCAGATGCTAAACTAATTAACAAACGTTTAGATGGTAATACTTTCATCTGGGAACTTAAATGGCCTGATGGATCAACTAGCGAGGTGAGACGTGACATTAAACTTGACTGATCAACTATTTAACAAAGAACAACAGGATAGTAAATCTTTATCTGATCAATTGTTTAGTGGAAAGACTGAGGCTAGTCCTCAGTCACTCACTGATCAAATGTTTGTTGGGGGAAAACAAACTAATGAGCCAGACAGGATATCTGTACTAGAACCTTATGAAAAGAAAAATAATCTAATAGAACAAGCTATAGGTAAAATAAATAGTTGGTTTGGCACAGACATTCAACCCCAATTAAGTGATCGCGCTAGAGCTCAAGCTGTAGTGGAATTATTGGCTAATGAAAATGGAAAAACTACAGCTGAATTTAGAAATTCTCCTGAGTTTATAGAACAAGCAGCTAGTGGATTTACTAACGTAGTTACTTTGGGAGTACTACCAGCCATTAGATCTACTCTAACTGGTGAAGAAGATTTTAAACCTACTGATGCTAGTGGGTATATAGGTAATGGTTTAGGTTCATTAGCTGGATTATTAGTTGGACCGGCTAAAATAGTAGAAAGTATTACTAAACCAATAGTTAAATTCTTACCTGCTGCCTCAGCTGAAGGATCAGTTATAAGTAGAGTGTTAAAATCAGCTCTTAGCGAAGCTGCTGTTTTAGGCCCTGCTATTGGCTTAACTGCTACAGGAGAAGCCTTAGAGCAACCTACTTTCACACAAGCAGCAGGTAAGATATATGATGCTACTAAAAGTGGAGCTATTACTGGTGCAGTTTTTGGCATAGCTAGAGGTATGTTTCCAAAAGAAGGAGCGCAACAAGCAGCTAGAATTATAACTGGCCTTATAGGCTTGAATGCTCAAAGAGCTTTGGAAGTAGGAGGTAATCCATTTACTGATCGTCCAGCAGAAGAAGTAATGTTTGATACAGCATTAGATGTTTTCTTTCTATGGAGAGGTTTGCCTAGGAAAGTATCAGAAAGAAGAATAAATCAGTTAGACGAAACCATAAATGAAAGAATACAAATAGACAAAATGCAAGAGATGAATAACTCTGTAGTTGATGAACCTACTAAAGTTAAAAATCAAGAGATTATAAATGAGAAGAAAATAAATCTTGAGCAGAAAACAGAAGAGCTTAATAATCAGATTAGTGAAGACATAGCTATTAAAGTAGAAAGTGAAAGGCAGATAAATAAAGAAAGTCCTTACTTTCAAGACGCTGAGAAAACAGCTAGGTATGCTAAACTATTTGAAGGTAAAGAAATAGACGACCCAGGTGTAGCTACACAGAAATTAATCAATGATGTTAATAGATGGTATCATGGTGAAGATGTAGATATTACTGCTACACAAAATACGTTGAGTGACTTAGCCGGTAAAGCGTCAGAAATACGAAACATGTTTAGGAGTAATAGCGAATTTGAACTATGGAAAAGTAATGTTAGTGAAGCTGCAAAGTGGGCGAGAGGAGTAGACCGTTTAAAAATTGAACAGTCTGAACAGCAAATAGCTGAGACTTCTATGGATGTAAATCCAATAGACGCTAAAAATGTATCTGATTATACTAAATATGCTAGTAGTGTTAAGTCATTTAAACCTATGCAAGCTTTAGGTATGATTAAAGATGCTGCCACAAAAGCCTTTGTAGACGTCGCAAATGTTAGGAAATCTTTACTTAGTCATGGAGAAGAAGGATATAGAGCACTTCAGAAATTTGTATTGTCTAAAGGTGCCTCAGCTGAGGCTGCAAATATGCTTACTCAGATGAGAAAAGAAGTATATGATGGATTAAATAGTAAAGAAAAAAATATACTGGATACTTTAATCCTATCAGACCGTATGAATGAAATAGCTAGATATAAAGATCCAGGTAAGTTTAATTTTCCTAAAGGTCTTGAACCTAAAAGTACTGCTGCGTATAGTGAACTATTTGGTAAGATAGAAAAACTCAGCCCAGAAAAAGAAGCTATTATTAGAAGTAAAGCTAAAGCATACTATGAGTGGATGAAGAAGCCGCTTAAAGATATGTTAGATTCTGGTGTAATAAGTGAACAAGAGTTTAATGATCTTAGTTCATATAATTATAGAAAGTTGAAACTAGTAGAAATTTACGATAAGCAGTATCAAGCTAGATTAGGTAATAAGAAAAAAACTGTGTTTGATTCAGGAGTTGAAGCATTAGCTAAAGGACGAGAAACAGATATATTTGAACCTAGTTCAGAAATAATGGCTTTGGAAGTATTTAATAGAAGTTATGGTAGAGTATTAAATAATAAAGCTAATCAAGCCTTGCTGGAAATTGCTAGGATTAATCCTACTAATGACATGGTAAGGATTAAGAATAAAGATAGCATCATACCTTCAGGATGGAATAGAATTTTTGTATTTGAAGGTGGCCAACGTAAAGCTATGTATCTTTCTCCTGAATTTTCTAAAGGATGGTTAAATGGATCACCTGAATTAAGTTATAGAATGAGCACACTGTTAAGATATGCGTCTGGGTCTCCAGTACTTAGGACTATGGCTACTGGTATAAACTGGGGATTTGCTTTAGCTAATATACCTCGTGATGTTATGCATGCTTGGTTTGCTACTAGTATGTACAATAATGGTAAGGCTGTTAGTCCTTATAATAGTAACTTACCAATATACGGTTTACAGATTGGTAAGGATATAGTAGACGTTGCAGGCGATGCTTGGAATCGTGGGCCTAGGTATGAACAATATATTAAAGAAGGTGGAGGTATGGAATTTCTAGTCCACCAAGGTAGAATTTTTCAGCGTGGTAGGCATATAGATTCTGCTATTGATAAGTTTATGGATTATATAGGCTTCTTTGGAGAAACTTCTGAGCTTGTTACGCGATTAGCTATAAGAGAAAGAGTCATAAAGCAGAGAGCTAAAGAACAAGGTATTAGCGTGGAAGAAGCTAGAAAGAATAAAGACATTACACAAGAAGCTACTTTTGTGGCTAGGGATTATATGGACTTTGGTCAGGGTGGTAGTATATCAAAAGCAATTGATAATGCTGTTCCTTATTTAAATGCTAGTATTCAAGGTACTAGAGGATTGTTTAGAAGCTTGAAAGAAAAACCTTTAGAAGGAACTTATAAATTAGCTCAATTCGGTGCGTTAGTTACTGGAGTTTACTTAGCCTCAAAACAACTAAGTCCTGAAACAACTAAAGAACTTAAAGGTTCTATGGTTAATAATAACTATTTGATTATCCCTCTAGGAGATCAATTTGGTTTTTATGATGAACAGAACCAAAAACGTTATCCATATTTTAAAATTCCTATTGATCCTGGCCAGAAGTTTTTCAAAGCTTTGTTTGAAGCTTCAGCTGATAAATGGTTAGGTGATGAAGATTTTGATGTTGATAGAGTTATTAAAGGCTTTAAAGAACAAAGTCCTATTGGAGTTACAGAGATTTTACCTCCTACTATGTCAGCAGCTATAGGTTATATTACTAATAAAGATTTCTGGATGAATGAAGATATTTGGCGACAGACTGATAAACCTTTCAGTTGGCCACAAAGCAAAGAGGAGTATATACCAGGAGAAACTCCTAAAGCTTTTATAGATATTGGAGAGAAAACTGGGTTGAGTCCTGAGAGATTAAAATATTCTGTTAATGAATTAGTAACTAATGGCACAGTGTGGAGTTGGTTACTTAATCAAGGATATGAAAAGACTTTTGGAGATTTACCTAAAGACAAGAAAGAACAGCACCTAGCAATGACTTTGAGTAAGTTACCTTTAATTAAAAGATTCTTTGGTGTGACTAATCCTTATTCAAAACATGCGGAGAAGATAGATGAAGCTGGAGAAGCTGACACGTTAAAAAGATTTATTAATAGTAGAGAAGTAGATAGACTAACAGACGGATATTTGTATGAAGGTACTAACCAAAGAAAAGACGTGTTTGATTTTATTAGGCGTGTTAAAGATTTAGATGAAAGAAAAAGATTGATTGATAGGTTTAAGTATGAATTAGCTATTAAAAATCTACCTGAGAAATCTTTCTGGAAAAGGCTTAAAGGTTTGAGTCCAGAAGTTAGGGCGCAACTATTTGTTGATCGTTTAGATAATGCAAATGAAAAGGAGAGACAGCAGCTGTGGAAGGAATATGCTACTGTCTCTAAGGCTGGTGGGGTTATTAGCGAGGATTTTAGGAAGGAAGTTATGCGGTTGAGAGCTAAGTAATTAATAACAGCCTGGTTTAAATCCTTTTTGGTTTACTTTATACGGATCAGGTATCTTTGGTACCTGGTCCTTTTTTATGACTTCAATCAAAATCTCTATCAAATGCTTAGCCTTTTCAAGATCTTCTATTCCATTCTTATCTTGATATCTTAAAACATATTTAATAATAGCTGCTTCTGCATATGGTATGTTATTAGCGATAAAAAATTCTATTGGTTGAATAACATACTTCTTGTAATGATCTCCACCTACTTGTTTATCTAATGCTGACATATAGTTCTCCTTTAATTAGTCTGTTCAATTTTTAAACGGTCTATTTATATCTTCAAGTACTTCAATATAACTATCCCCACCAGGCTTATTTACAATCTTAATCATTCTAGAAGCCTCAAGTGTAGCAAATACTCTATCCATCATAGATTTATCCATATCGTTGTTGAAATGTCTAGCGTATTGGAATATAGGTATTTGTTTAACCTTTGATGATGCGAAGAAGTTTATAGATTTATTCATTAGTGAAGATATATCAGATTTACCAACACCTTTGAATACCAAGCCCATTTTAACTTCTACTTCTGCCAATAGTTGGATTGCATCTTCTAAATCATCCTTAGTAAGGATAAGATCATGTGAGCCTTTAGAAGCAGATACGATCATTGCTAGCTTCATTAAGTGAGTTCGACGACGACCTAGATAACCATCAAACTTTGGGTCGTAAAAAGGTGGGTTGTTCTCAGCTTCAACACACCAATCTGACCACGTTGTGCAGAAGTCTTCCGTGTAACCGAATTGCCCTGATAAGCGGGATATCTTTTCTAAATCATTTATTAGCATTTCTTTTAGTTCAAGATCTGCTGATGATTGAATAGGCACAGTTACTAGCTTGTCTTTCTTCTCCTCGAATACAAATATGATTCGGCTAGTAAGACCACCACCAATTGATTCAATAGGTAGGGAAGACTGAATCAAGTCAGGTGTTGTACCACCTATCATATTTACCCATACTCCATTGATCTCCTCCTTTTGTCTAGATATAGTTTCATAACTCCATTTACGATCACAGTCATACCAATCACATAAGGCGGCCATTAGTTCACGATTATGATAGCCGAGGAAGACAGTAAATTCCTTACTGAAGATTGTCATAGATGAGTGAAACTGTTGCTTGCCTGATCTAATATCAATATCAGTAAGGTTAGTATCTTTGAGTTTCCTAATGAGCGCCTGTAGTGATGTAGCATTAGCAGCTTGTTTTATAGATGGGATTTTGTCTATGATATCTAATGCCGGTGACATAGCCGTACCTTTGCCAGTAGCTGATGGGCCTACTAGAATAATGTATAAGTTTGGATAAAACGTTAGGGAAGTACCCCAGTTTATAAAACACTTTCGTTGTAGTGCTGCAGCTATGCAAGATAAGGCAGTCCACTTACGAAAGAGAATAGGTGGTTCAGTATTCTCTGTGTATTTCATAAAGGCGTCTATCCAGTTAGGTAGAATTCGCTTTAGGTTTTCCATAGATTAAAACCTGAATTTGTATTTGTATGATTTTCCTATTTTAATTATCTCACCGTTGAATGCCAGATGCCAATTATCTGTACCGAAAACAAATAGTCTATTAGACATAAATATACGATTATCCCAATGCCAGTATCTATAATGTTTTCCTATTACAGTTTGCCTAGCTTCTTCTGCTCTTCTTTCTATCCATGATAGTACTTTAAAGTAATTCATAGTTAATCCTTTACAAAAGTTCCGTTTACCATCTTACCTTTACGGTCTTTGATTTGATTGTATGCTTCCTCATAACAAATAGTCAATGGGAGTTTTAATGTCCCTCTACATATATTCGTCATTACTACTAACATATCACCTAAAGCATCCATTACTTCTGGAGAATCTTCTCTATTTAATGCATTAGCTAACTCACCAAGTTCTTCAATAAGCTTAGCTATCTGTGCTTGAGCAGAGTAGTTTTCATATATACCACGTTCTTTAGCCCACTCAATTACTTTCCATTCTATTTCTTCAAATTCCATCTACTCTTCCTCCTCACTAATCAATTGTTTATAAATTTCTTCTAACCTAATTGCAAGATTTTCTTCATCAGTAGGAAACTTCTTACTTTTGAGTTCTACCATTTGCTTCTTATACATGTTAAGTCCTACGGCCAAATCACAAGGAGTTTTAATCTCTATTCCTTTCCAATAGAGTGGGGTCTCAAGTGAACGTTTTATCTGGAATAACATCCTAGCATGCTCTCTCCAAGGTATTGATAAAGGAATTTGAAATACTACTGAGTCATGAATCTGTGTTAGTAATTCTATTGGCCCAAACTTGTCTTGGTCGTAGTATATGAATTCAACTCCTTGTTCATTAATCTTATCGGCACAGGAAGATTGAGCAAAGTGTGCATAAGCAGCACGATAGGTATCCATACAAGCTGAGGTTGGAGTCATAGAGGATGGGAATATAGGACCGAGGAAAAGTCTACGTCGCCCAAACAAGTTAGTAACAATACGTGATTCTTTTAGCATGTTTTGAATCAGTATGTGATAACCTCCTCTAATTTGCGGATACCCACGGTGAATCCTCTCTAACACCATCTTAGCTTCTGCTTCAGGCATTTCGTTCTTTAGTGCGAAAGTTTTGTATCCGGTGTCATAGTTAGTTGCATGATTACCTTTTTTACCATAGTCACGTTCTGACTTACGACCGTCACCTAAAGAACAAGAACCTTCTTCATCACTTATTTGATCATAAGGTTTGTTAAAGATGACTGAAGCAGTCATAGAGTGGAGGTCTATTCCTCGTTCGAAAGCTTCAATTTGTGATATGACTCCACCGACGTAGGCCACAATACGGTTTTCGATTTGAGATAGGTCAAAAGAATATCCAATGTATCCATCATCAAAGAGAAAAAATCTAAGGAGGTCATGAGGCCAATTTTGTTGATTCCCTCCGGTACCAAAGATAGTTTCTCCTGATGCCAAACGCCCTGTTTCAGCCCCAACTGGCTTATATGAACTTCTATATCTTCCATCTTTATCCACCTTTTTAATGTTTAAGTAAGTTGATATTCGTTTACTACGTGACCTAATGTCTAACATAATCTGCGCTGCTTTGTACCCTTGACGAGAGATACGCTTTAGTGCATCGACATTGGTAGAGATAGTATAACCGTTTGCGCCTTTAGCTTTGTAAGCTTTTATACCAAGTTGCCCTTTGCTTTTCCCATAGAAATATTCTTTAAGCTGGGCTGGAGAATTAGGATTAATCTCATAACCTACTTCTTCATGCAGGTTTTCAATTAGCTTGTCGAGTTCAGCTTGTTCTTTGTTCTTTAGTTTAAGCATTCCATCTACATCAATCTTAATACCACGTTCTGACATGTAGATTAGAGGCTTTATCAACTTACGTTGGCGATCGTAGGTTTCGATGTTTAATTGTTTTTCTAATTCTTTTATCTGGTTTGGGTGTGCAGCTGCTGTTGATATAGTATCCATCCCATTGTAAGTCCACCACTCTTTCCAAGTACCAGTACCAGTCTTCATCCACTTTTTACCGTCTGCTTTATAGTACGGTATGTCAGTGTGCATAGAGGTTACGAAGTCTAGGCCAGCGTTGAAATCTGGAAAGGCTATTTTCTGAGCTATCTGCGTGCAGTGGAGTTCTCCCTTAGGTTCCATCCCGTATTTGTGAAATAAGAACTGAGTATCGAAGATAAAGTTAGCGCCTCGTTTAGATATTTGGTCGTCAGACATTATTTTGCTAAGGAGTTTTAAAATTTCTAACTCTTGCTCAACCGTGAAATAGTCACCTTTGTCATATCTGAGTGGGATTGACATGCTGAGGTTCTCATTTCTACACACTGAAAAACAGTCGAGTTCTTCATTAATGACTTCAATGTCGACATCAATAGTTTTGCCTGCTCTTCCGTCGAAGATACAACTATTAAGTTCTCTGATGGATTCATCATAAGTAGGTGAAGTAACCACATAGCGTGTTCTTGTATTGATAGACGCATTAGCACTTTCTTTTTTAGCCCTTTCCAAATCCATAGTTATCAATGGTTTGTTTAGGTAGTTAAACTTAGGTGGAATGAATGTGGCTGGATGGAATGTAGGAATTACTTTAAGTCCTGGGACTATAGTAGATTCAAGGATAGACCCACGCCACTTGGTAATTCCAGTACGATTGGTCAGCGCGAGTAAGGCTATATTACCAAGAGCTACAATGCAATTAAGGTCAAGTGCGCGTAGTTCTTCGCCAAGCTCCTCGATGTACTGATATCCTTCTTTGGAGATAGTAGACTTACCATTAGGCGCTATGTTAATATAACGAGCTAATGGTGCATCTAAATCTTTAATAACGTTGGTGATGTATAGTTCACTTCGTAGTATTCCTGCCATCTTGAGGCAATCATCTAAGCCTTGTCCTGCTGGGCCAACGAATGGCTTGCCAGCATGAACTTCTTGAAACCCAGGCTGTTCACCACAGATCGCAAGTTTAGCTTTTGGATTACCTGATGGGTGGATATAGGTTTGTTTCATCTATTTAACCTTTCCTTTTCTATATCATCTAATACCTCATGTAGTACATCTAAAAATAATGCATATATATTAGGAGCTATTACTGCAGAATGTTTAAATAGTTTAATTTTAAACTTATCGTTTATTAACTTAATAACTTTTGTATCTTTCATATAGTTTATTCCTTAGGTTGTTTAATTTTTGAACGGTCTATTTCTTATAGTTAAAAATCTGTTCTATAGTATTATCAAATTCATCTTGCGTATATGCAGGAATATCTTTCTTTTCTATTGTTGCATAGTCTATTACAAATCCCACTATCCCCCATAGCCATTTGTTAGTAAGTGTGTAGTATATTTTGCGAACGTATTTTGATCTTTTACCTAGACAATAAATTAATTTATTCATACTTAATCCTATTAAAAGTTATGACAAAAATCAAATCGTATGGGGTAAACGTGCCCGTGGTGACGGTTAAATTCAATGGTATATATTACCATACCAATAACAAATTTAAACCCGCCACAATTGATTTTCTTACCCACTATACTTCTTATTAACTTTGATTAGAAATGAATCTTTGAAGCTTTTGCCTAGCTCAAATCCAATAGATTCCATACCTAGTTCGTAGGCCGCTAGTAAGGTGTTACCAGATCCGAGAAAAGGAACTAAGCCTTTTGAATTAGGGGCAGCGAAAGTGTCTAATACCTCTTTAATCATTTCAATAGGGCGTTCGGTAGGATGAGTTTTGGTGTTAGGTGGAACCTGACTGAATTGGAATATGTTAGATCTACCAGGTTTGTGGAGTTTAGGTTCTCCTTTCTTAGCATAGAAAAACATTTCATAGGCGTTTCCTAGATATTCATAAGGACGTTTGGACTGGCCTAAAGGTTTAGCCCACAAGCCAGGAATACGTTTAACACTAAAGTTTGCCTTGATTAGAGAATCATAAACTGATTCAAACCAAGGCTCAGGGCCGAACCAACAGATAAGCCATGAGTCAGGAGCCATTACACGATAGCATTCTTTGAAAAGTCTGGTTAAGAATCTCTTGTATTCTTTAGCAGGGATTTCATTATAGTCATGTTCTTGAATAGCTTTTCCATCTATTGTTTTCTTAGCGTTTTTTAAATCGATTGCGTAAGGAGGGTCTATTTCCACCCAGTTGTAAGTATTATCAGGTATTTCTTTTACCCCTTCAAAGAAGTCTTTTAGTATGTAGCGTTTGGCTAGGTCGTTAACAACTCCTGTTTTATTCTCCTCGATACGCTTAGCTACTTCTTCACGAACTATTAGGTCAGACATTTTAGACATAACTTTCATAGCGTCTTTCTGGTCTTTGCATGTAGAGAAGAGTTCAGGGAATTTGTCTCTAGCTTCCGCACGTTTGAGGGCTGAGCTAATTGAACCTTTAGATTTGCCAACCAGTTCTCCTGTCTCAGCGAGTCCCCATCCAGTACCTGGACCACCTAGTTTTACTCCATGCGCTTGTTGTTGAAGTGAGTGGATTTGGGCTACTAGTGCGTCATGTTCATAGTATTCGAAATTTTTTCTGTAAAGATTCTCAGCTAGTTCAATAGACTTACGTTCATGGTCAGAGATATCTTTAGAATAAATACGACAAGGGATTACATCTACTTCATGCTTTTCTAACACAGCCATTCTACGGCCGCCAGTTAGGAGTTCGTAAGTAGAATCTTCATTGTCGATTACTGCAATAGGCTGAATCATTTCACGCTCGGTCATTGAGGTTTCTAGCGAAGTCAAGTCACCCATGTCTTTACGAGCGCGTTCTCCTATGATGATTTTAGATCGTTCGATCATAGCTACTTTACCAACTTTGATTGACATCAGTTTGATCCTCCTAATAACTTAAGTAATTGTTGTGCGTCTACTTTTGAAATCTTTGGTAGTGCTTTAGCTTTAGCCTTCTTTTCTTGTGTAGCTTTAGACTGTTGACGTTTAGGGATGCGCCTACTATAGCGTAGAGACTTTAGGTATTCAACTGCGTCTGAGTAAGACATAGTTGAGATGTTAGGATTTTGGATTGAGGATAGGTTCATTTCTTTTTATTCCTAATCTTTTAATAGCTGATTTTAATGCTTGACGGCTAAATGCTTTTTCTAGATAACAAGTAAGTTCTTTTACTTTAGTATAATCAGAATTTAGTACTGGTATATGTTTATGCGGTAGTATATAATTCCAAGCTAATAATTCAGCGTCAGAATAATTTTTTTCGTTGATATGTATTCTCCAGCTCATTGTTATTCCTCCACCTTCTTCTGAACTTGCACTAAAGATTTAAGCACTTGCTTAGGCTTATCTTTTTCCATAAGGATGCCTATTACAATAGATCCATGTTGTTCTATAAGGTCTAAAACAGAATCAAGGACATTAGATAAGACCGCTTTCCTAGTGCCATAAAGACCTAGGTGTTTGTCCGCACGTTCTTTTTGTTCTAGTGTTACTTCGAAAGTTATTCTTGGGATGTATGGTTTGTCAGACATGATACTTCCTCCTCGTATATTTTCTGTGGAGTTTTCTTACCCCAGCAACAACGTTTGAATTTCTTTCCAGATCCACAAGGGCAAGGCTTGTTTCTCATCCAGTTTTTACGTGCGTCTGGTTTTCTTTTAACTAGGTATTTAGCTTCGCGCATTGTTAGAGGTACGTAGTTTTCTTTTTCTTCTTTAGGTATGTTATAATAAGATAATATTTCACCTGTGTCTTTGTTCATTAGTTAATTCCTTTCATAGATTGTTTAATTTTTGAACAGTCTAATTATTAAACTATCCATGTAGTTCTATAATTTCAATTCGCTGTGCGCCAATACCACTAGAAAGTAAAAATAATATTTCTTTTGCTAGCTCCGATTTTGAAAATGCCTGCTTTGGAAAATGTGGATTCCATCCACATCCGTGTTCACCACTCCTTACCCAGTATTGATTTTGGTCTGATTTTTTTATAACAAATAATCCCATTCTATCCATGTCAGTCTACTCCCACTTAGTCTTAGGCATAATAACTTTTTTATTAACCCTATCTTTGTAAGGCATGAGTTGTTGGAGTAGGATTCCTACCTCACCTTCAAGATCATCTGTAGGTTTGTAACCTAAGTCTAAAAGTTTACTATGTTCTGGATTGTAATAGTGTGATTCCTTTTCCTTTCGTGGATTAGAAATGTGCGTGATTCCTGGATTAAGTCCTAGCTTTTGTGCCTGACGATTTACGATGTCAGCGAGTTCGTTAATGGAATAGATTTCCTCAAACTGATTGAATGTCCTACATTCTCCATCTTCAGGAGGATTTTCTATTGCTAAGGTTAAGCACTGGATAGAATCTTTAAGTGGTAGATATCCTCTTGTCTGGTTTCCGTTTCCGTAGACTGTAATGGGATATTCGATAATAGCTTGAGTGCAGAAACGATTGATAGCAGTGCCAAAGTATTCGTCGTAGTCGAATCTAGTAATTTCAATGTTATTGTTGGGTTTATTAAGACCATATACTACTCCTTGCATTACATCAGTAGAGCGTAAGCCCCAGTTACGGCAAGCGAAGTCTACATTGTAAGTATCGAAGACTTTGGATAGGTGGTAGAATGATCCAGGTTGGCGTGGGAAGATTAGGCCTGACATAGGGCATCCAGCATCGTAACCTCCTACATAAGGGCCTACACCACCAGTTAAACATTCCTTAGGAATCTCTCCTTCAGGTATGTCACAATTAGGTGTGCCATACTCTCCCATAGTTCCTAACTTCAACAAATGTGCATTAGGGCAATGCTGTTTCATAGCCCAGAGTACATTAAGATTAGCCATACAATTTTCATGCTGTGTCTGATACGCATGATAGGCATTGATCATAGACCATGGAGCACTAGGCATTTGCGCTAGGTGAACTATTGTATCAGGTTTGAAATATTTTATTGCAGCAGATATTGTATCGTAGTAATCTACATCAATACGAGACATGTTATCTATGAAATTATTAAACGAGGATAAATAATTAGCGCGATCATCAAAGGAAGCAATGTTGGTTAAAGACGCTCCACCTATGTGGCGTACTCTATCACGACGACTTAGGTTATCTACTCCACACACTTCGAAATTTTGCTTGATAAGGTGTAGTGCTAGAGGATAACCAATGTAGCCGTCAATTCCTAGGATTAAAACACGATGGTTGGGCATTTTTTTAGTTTCTCCTTTAAAAGGCTAGACTAAGGAACAGTTTCCCATTCCTTAGTCTGTTTAATTTTTAAATGGTCTAATTAATTTCCAGACAAATACTTAGTTACACGATTCTTATCACCGAATTCTTCATCTTTCTGAATTCCAAGAATCACCCAACACTCTCGGCCAACCAGTTCTTCCCAATCAAATGGTTGGGTATAGTCAAGGCCAATAGCTGCGGCAAAGTTTTTGAACTTATACAGTTCACGTGCGAAGCGTTTAGCGTCCATCTTTTCTTGATCGAGGACGCCAAAGAAGTCGGTCATTTCTCTGGCGGTTGGTTCGTCTGGAATATCATAGGTTACCATCCTCCAACCGATTCCAGTCTCTTCGTTTACGCCTTCTCGAATTGAGATAATACGTGCAGTTACTTCCGTACCAGCAGGAAGGGCTTTAGGTGCTTCGGCGTCTTGGATCATTGATTCGTACTGGCTGTAGTCTGTAAGTGACATAGTTGTTTTCTCCTTAATGTTTGTTGTTTGGTTTAGTTATTAAAGTTAGTAGTAATGAATTACTTATTTCATTTCTCCTCCTTTCTTATAGTTTTATTCTTTCTAGAATATTATTAATCTTGTCATTTGCAAAACTAACTGAAGTTTCCATCTCAAGTAATTCACCAGACATCTTACATGAACAGCGTGTAATTGATGGTTCTTTATCTACTTCTTCAGTACATTTGTCAGTAAGAACAATTGAAAGTGCTGGAAATAATTTATCTATTGTACTCCTTAATGAAGCTATTACGTTAGATAAAGATTCTAATCTTTCGTTAATCTCACTTTGTCCTTTAGGTGATAATTCACTCATTTGCATTTCATTTCTCCTTCTCTATTATTGTTGATAGTTTAGGTTTGTCAGCCCAACTAAGTCCTACTTTTTTAAGTATAGCTTTGATGTCAGGCTGTTCTTTGGCTTCTAGTTTTCCATCTTGTTTTAGTCTAGACCTCGCAATATACTCGCCACATGAGTCTAATAGCATTTCTCTGATTGGCCCCTTAGGTCCTTGCTTTCCTACCATTACATAAAGTTCGTCGAAGAGTAGAGGGAGCGCAGTTACTGCTTTACCAGTAGCCTTGAGGCGATACTTAGTTTTCTTAATCTCAGAGCCATCAGGCCTAGTGCCGATCACATCGTCGATGGCATCTAGATGGGCAGTTAGAATAAAATCACACTTTAAGTTCATCAGCTTACGTACATAATTCTGAACAATAATCTTTTGTGGATTATAGTCTTTCCAATTAGGAACATTACCAGCGGTTTGTTTTAGATTCATCTGGTAGTTCATGATCGCATCACTGAAGGTAGTTAGCGAATCAAGACAATAAGTACCAAAGTGATCGAAGTAGCCAGTTTTGATTCTAATCTCAGTAGCTTTCATCCACGATGCGAAGGCAGTAGGATTGTAAGGATCTTCGTTTTCCCACCTTGAGTCAACTACTATGTCTCCTTTAGCAATAAGATCTCCAAGACATTTACTCCCACCAGGGTCGAAGGAATCTATGTGGATTGGAAATCTAGCTGTTCGCAAGATAAAGGTCTTGCCAGCGTTGGTTTCGCCAGTTACAAGAGCAGAGAAGCGCTTTTGTAGTGGGTCACCATTGTAGTAATCCTTTACTTTTTTAAGTTCGTCTTGGAATGAGTAGGCCATTATGTATTCTTTATCCCTTCTAGCATTTTAATTGCTAATTTAATAGCTCCATCATCATATTGATGAGAGATTATTCTGCCATCGTCTACATGATATTCATGATTTCCGTCAGGATTAGTTACTTTCCTGACTGCACTTCTTCCAGTAATTGCTTTACCGTTTATTTTAATTACTACTGAAATCATTTGTTAAACTCCAAGTTCATTTTGTTAGTAGTTTCCATAGCACTCGGGTCCCAGAACTCTTCTTTAAAGCCTAGTGGAGGTTCGTAGCAATTTCGTAATGGGTTGTTCCAAGTTAAACAAAAGTCATGATAAGGACAGCCCCAGTATTTAGTACAAGCCCCAGGATTCATGTGAAATGTCATGAGGATAGAATCATTCTCACTACAATCATTCAATCTATCCATATCTCTCATGATGTTATCGTAGAGTTCATTTACAGTCCATAGCCAGTTGTTCATTTGATCAGGAGTTTTCCACACAGGGACGCGCTTAAAAGTTATGCGGTATTCCTGGGTGCGTTTTAAGTAACCAAATCCAGTGCCGCAGAACTCTATACCAAGTACTTGCTTTATAGGGTATAGACAATACAAGCAATGAGTGTAAGTTCCAGCTTGGATTCCTAGTTGAAACTTATCATCCCAGCCACGAAAATTTAGGGACTTTTCACTACCTGATTTATGATCCCAAGAGAAAATCATTCCGTCTTCTTTTCTTTCTATAACTGAATCCATTCGGTAATGCAGGACTTTGCCGCTTTCGGAGATAGGTACAGTACCTGAGATTTCAGTATATAGCACCTTGTTATTCCTTAGGTCTGATTTTCTCTCCTGGGCAAACTTCAGCAATGCCATCGCTACAGCAGTAGGATCTTTTGGCGTGTAGATTGCATCAGTTTCCTGTGGAAATACTTCACGGTAGCAGTTGATAAATTTAGCATACGCGCCTTCTACATCTTCATAACCGTGAAGTAGTTGGTGCTCTCTAGCTTCATGCCAAGAAGTGCCAAAGTGCAAGTCATGAGCTGGAATGTCACGACGCCAACCTAGGATGTATTCGTAGAAGTATTGCCTAGGGCAGTCTAAGTAGGTGTCTAACTTAGAACTGTCAATTATTAGGTGTGTTGGATGTTCCTTTATCATTACTTAGTCCTTTCAATACTTTAGTTATTTTAAAGCACCAGAGTAAACTTACTATTGCTAATCCAGTTGCTAGTCCAGCAAAGAATACAAAGATTGCTGAGAGTAGTAGGGTCATTTTAACCTTCCTATAATATCAAGTAATGTACCAGCACATAGTATAATAAGGTAAAATATAAATAATAATAATATACATTCCATCATAACACAAGATTCCTTTCTACATACTTCTTATTCTTGAAAAGAAGTAGATTTAATTTCCCATGCAGTTTAGCAAATATAGCACAAGCGATAGCATTCATGGAGTTTAGTGAGCAGAGGACTATGTAGTCATCAGGTGAAGAGTCTTTTAGTTTCTCACTAAACTGCCGATGAATGTTATTGCATCCGAAGCGGTTCATAGGCTTGTCGCTTAGAAATATGACCTCTCCGTAGTTGTGCGCATCACTAAAGTCATGAGCAGATTTGTTGATTATGTAGACTTTAGGCATTAGTTACTTATCCTTAATCATTTGTTGCACTGCTAAAGGAGCAGAAGAGGTTGGTTCTATTTCTTTCTCCTTACGCAGTACTTCAGGTTCACGTTTATCACCTGTTGATTTGCCCAGACCGTTTAATTTTTGAACGAACTGAAACTCATCAAACATTTTTGATAGTTCAGCCGTACCAGGTTTTTCTTTCTTAACTGGTATAGGCTCATTTTCCAGTGTAGGTTCCTTAACTTCAGCGCAAGTGTGGGGCTGGATGAAGTCGAAGATTTCACCTTTCACAGCTTTGCGAAATTGTAGGAGTTCCTCACCACACTGGGCGCAATAAAGATGTTTAGGCATTAGAAATGTTCTCCTTTAAGCTCATTAATCTGTTGCTTTATGCAATCTATGTCAGCATTCAGGTTTTTAACTTTTTCCTGTTCTTGATGATACCATTTACGATAGTTTTCAAGAGATTCTTTGGTTTCTTGTAGAAGCTCATCGTTTACTACTTCTTCATCAATAGTTATAGTAGCACCAAATTTAACAGTTATGTTATTATTACTTTCATCTAAAGTACGTACATTTCCTACTTTTTTAGTTCGTCTTAATTTACGTAGTTGGTTTAAATCAAATGATTCATCTACTACATAATCTTCGTTGTAGCCAAAGCTAATAATTTCACTCATTTGGATTCCTCCAGAAGTAATTTACCACTTTCGATATCATCAAGTCTAGCAAGCAGCGCCTTAATTTCAGGATCTTCTGAAGCTAGCCGTTCATAAATCATTCTTTCTTCATATTCCTCTTTACGTTGTTGTAGTTTAGCTTTTATTTCTTGAGCTACTGTTTCCATTTTCATTCTTTTCTGGTGCTCAGTAGTGTCTATTTTCTGGACTGCCCATTTAGTGCATTTAGCTCTCTGCAAAGCTGTAAAACCTTCTACCTCAATAACACGCACTACAGAATATTCATTATTTCTAGGATTAGTTACTAGAAAATCAAATACATTAACATTCCAAGACTTAGGTACCCAATAATAATATTCTTTAGTTCCCCAATCTTCTATACGGCCTGAACTATTATATTTAGAGTATACTACTGATACCATCATTTTGTCTGATATATTCATTAGTTTTCTCCTTTATTAATAAAGACTCTAACCTTGCACATCTCATAGGTTTTAGTCTCAGTATTAACCTCAACCACTTCACAAATTACATCTGTAAGTGCGTAGATCTCAAGGTCAGCTGTAACATCAGGGCTAAATTTGGCCGGAACGTAGCCGAGGAAATAACTACCATTTTCATCTTCGTGAATGATCTTGACAGCGTTAGGATCGTGACGGTTAGTTGGTTCAGGAACTAAGGAAAGCTTAGTTCCGATTTCTAGTCCTTTAATTACATTCAGGACTTCCAGGTTTTCTTTAATTCTAAATTGTACTCCAGCGATGTAAAATTCTTTCATTGTTTTAGCTCTCCTTTGTTGTTAGTTATTACTCCTATTTTCCAAACTCTAATACCGTCTTCTACAAAACGCACAGTGACTTTTACATTCTTTCTTTTAGCGCATATTCTAAGTGAATTTGCGATATGTATTTTTCTCTTTCCTGTAATTGGCACAAAGAATGAATCTCCATATAGCATTTCATCAAAAGGGTATACTGTTATACACCCATTTGGATTGCCTTTAGTATTTCCTTTTTTCTTAGGAATAGGTATATTTTTCTCTATTTTAAAGTTCATGAGGCATGTTTTTTCTTGCTGATCTTTTAACTCTTTTTTATTTCGTTCTTTCTGGCATTTTTCACACATACACACTGCTCCTCCGAATGTTCCGTTTGGAACTTCTTGGTTATAGCATTCATAGTTTATATAAACCATTATATTACCTTCACAAATACAGGGAATCTAGGAACACCTTTCCCTGAAGTTATATGTTGATATTCGACTAGTGCTTTTTTCCCAGGTAAGGTTTCCTTATTAAGCCATAATAGTTTACGCTGAGATTCTGTGAAACCAGTACCTACATTAAAAGTATTTCCGTCTCCAGATGCACAAATTAGCGCGCCTAAAGTACCTTTTGGATTACCTTCTATGGAAATCTCCTCTACATAGCTTAGAATCCTATAAGTATCTGACTTCTTAGGCTTGAATTTCATAACGTAGGTACTTCGTTTCTTTTCATAATGAGCCATTAAGTTCCTAACAATTATACCTTCGTAGCCGTCAGATATAAGCTTACTATACTGCTCCATTACTTCATTAAGGTTATTGCATAACCAGTAAGGTGAGATCCAGAGAGGTCCGTAGATTTCATCAGATAAATTGTTTAACTCTAGCAACCTTCTCAACTGTTCGTCCTCATTTACTATATCAAATATGTAAAATGACATAGATTTGTAATTAGTATGCAAGTTAACAGTTCGTTGAGTAATGCTAGTTATTTCCTCGAACGATTTTCCATGGATGTATAGTTCACCATCGAATTCTATGTTACTTTTGCTAAGGACCTTAGACTCGTTTAAAAACTTATTTATGTGCGGTACTGAACTAATTACGTTTTCTTCGCTAGAGACAAGCACATAGCCTGATGGAGTAGGCACGGCACGACACCTAATTCCATCATACTTAGGCTGAACAATGAACGGTGGAGCCCATTTTGATAGACGTTTTTCTTCGAAGGGATATGCTTTCATAATCCCCTTCCAGCGTTGCCAGGTAGACATGATGCTATCCTTTCATTTCTTTGTGGAAGTGGATTAGAAGATCAGTAAAAGAATAAAAATTGTATTGGTCTACTTTGTTATCGTCGTCTACATATGATACAGTGTATTTTACTTGTGTAGAATACTCACCATTAATGTAATAACTTACAGTATTGCAGTCTATGAAAGTAGAGACTTTTTTCTTCCTTGATAAATACTTAGCTATTTTAATGAAGTTATTTTGGTTAGGTATGATTTTGTGAAGGCTTTTCTTCATGGCTTTTATTCCTTTTAGACTGTTTAATTTTTGAACAGACTATTTGTTTTGTTAGTGAGGGCCAACCCAGCATTGACCCTCACTTTAATGTAATTAGGCCTGCGCAGCTTCTTGAAGTAGTGCCAGCATTTTTGCCTGCTCTTCCGGATTTGCCGTTTTAAATTTGTTGATGAAGGCCTGCTGCGGGTCCACCTTGTTGGCTGTCATAGTTACGCCCATCTTCGCTGAGTCCATGTCAGCCTGGATTTCGTCTACAGATTTTCCAGCTTTGAGGCGATTTCTAATTGCACTTTGCAGCGTTACTTTCCAGTTGGCAAAGGCATTGCTGAGAAGGGCTTCTTCTGAAATACCATTATCCAGAGCTTCTTGTACAGTTTCAGGAAAGTTTACGGTCACAGTTACATTACCAACTACTTCATTACCATCTTTTGCGGTTGCGCTAACCTCTTTCTTTACCATTTGTTTTCTCCTTAGTTTTACTTAGTTTTAGTCTAGACCGGCCAATCCGGTCAAGGTGTGAATCAAATTTACATAACCATGTTAAATCATTTTAAACATAATGTCAACAATTAATTTAAACATTTTTAAATCGCAGCATTAATGCACAATTCCACCGTTTTCAGCTGAACTGACTACGAGATCGCGAACTAACTTCACAATCTCGTTGAATTCTGCAGGCATGTGTTGATATAGCATATCGATGTTTAGCTTTGCGCTTTCTAGGATGAACTTTGCTTGAGCATTTGCATAGGAGATGATTTCATCTCTGGATTCGATGTAAATTACATACCCAGGAACGGCCATAATTTCATTAGTGCCCATTTCTTTTGAAATTTCTACCAGTTTGTCAAGAGTTTGTTTCAATTCTGCGTTTAATTTTTGTGATTTGCCCATAGTTTTTCTCCTTTAGTTTAAATGTACCTAGTAATAGCCAGTAGTTCTGCTTGATAATAAGTTTCGAATGAGTTTTTGAATTCTGGAGTTCCCAGGCCTAATACTTCACAATGAGAATTGCTTAGATTGAAGGTAGTTACTTTACCATCAATGAATGATTTCATAGTTACTATCATAATTTCTCCTTTTACATAGCGAAGGCGCAACTTGATGCTGGAACTGACTTTCCACCTGTATTTTTAAAGGTAGAGATAGGTGAAGCATATTTCCCTTCTCTAATACAATTTACTACATAGTTCCAAAATATTTTATCTGTGATAGAGTTCAAAAATTTCATACATACTGCCCTATCATTTCTATCATTCAGCATAGTTAACGTAATACCTACTCCTTCTTCTATTTCCTGTACTACTATCCAATCTCCATTAGGGTCTAGAAGTATATATCCTCGATAAGAATTACCACTTTCATTTTTGTTAGGCAGCATTAAATACCTCCTTTTTACCTATAAGGTTTTCCAAAAGAAAACATGATTACTATAAACAAATATCCTATAGCAATCCATGCTACGGCAAGAACTAAATTACTCACCACTTTCCACCTTTTCTTTCTTTTTTCTACTATTTGACTTTTCAATAGGGTTTTCAATATTGTTCTCCTTTGCTAGTTTTTTGCCTAGGTCACAATACCAGCACCGATGTACAGAATCAATCATATCAGGGCGCCTTTTATGAGTAAAGCCAAACGTAGTATTACGGAGTCGAGCTAGGCAGGTTTTGGTAGTTATGTGACAATTGTGAGTTTTGCATAGAAAGAGTTTCATATCTTACTTTACTTTCAGACTGTTTAAAAATTAAACAGTCTATTCAGGATAATAGTCTATAAACAATTGTGCTATGGCGATTGCGTCTTGTTGAGTTCCTTTATGGTCTTCGAAATTCTTGTAAGGAGAGCCAATTTCACCACAATTACCATATACTGCAAATGGACAGTCATCGCAATTAAATGCTTCACAAGCAAAGCAATTACTATGAGTATAATACATTTTACATAATGTAGTTTTTTTCTTGACACTAATATCATAGTCTGACTCATTAGCATCCATCCCTTCTGCTATCTCATTCCACATCTCGATACAGGCATCATAATGCCATGCAAGGTCTTTTCCTTGGATCATTTAGTTCTCCTTTCATAGTTGTTTTATACAACAATACCTTTACGTTTAAGATTTTCTATGCATTCTTGAAAATATTTATCATTATGCTCAGGATAGCATGCACCATCCCAAGCGTCAAGAATTGAATCGTCTATACATAATTCTTTACCTCGGTATTGTGGCAGTTTCCATTCCTCTGATACACTATAACCTCTTCTCTGCATTTCGTCCATTACTTTTTTATGATAGCAGAAAAGTTTAGAAATAGGATACTTAAAAACATAATCTACTGTTGAATGCCTCTTTCCCCATCCCTTACCACGAAGTGCACAGCATTCACGATGCTGGCCAAGTAGTTGCTGTCTTGGTAATTTTGGGATGAGGTCTACATGCCATAGTCTCATTGGTTTCCTCTTTCTTTAATAGTTATCTCTCCTAAGCCTTTGCAAGTAGAGCAAATTTCATTCAGTTCGCCCGTACCTTTACAAGTCTTGCAGATTGTCCCATCTGTTGGTCCTTCACCAGAGCCGCTGCAATAGTAGCAAATGTCACTAATAAAGCCTATTCCTTCGCAATCATGGCAGGTTTGGATCATATTCTAAATCCTCTATTTCTATTGTTCTTGGAGAAAATTCTTGTAATTTAAGTACAGGTATTTCGTGTGCTTCTATATCGGCCACTATTTTTAGTGCAGTACTATCTATAAAAGTGATTGCTACATAGTCAAAACCAGACTCTGTAATACCATAGTGAATGTTATCTATAGTCTTTCCATCGAATCTACGCATTTATTCCTCCTCGTTAAATGGTTTAGTTTGTGGCCATACCCAGAGATTTATAGTGTATTTTTGGTTTATATATCCTCCAGGTTTTGTATAGCAAGCATCACATAGTATTTGTTTTTTTGGCCAGTTACACACGTTCAAGTATTTTATATCATTAGCCCAAGGTACGTTTACAGCGCTTTCATATTCTCTCTCTAAATGTTTCATTCTATTCTCCTTATAGTATATCAATCACTTATCTGTGCCTACCCACATAAAAATATCATCCCATATAATCGGCTTAGCTTTAAAGTTGTCCGTACGAAGTGGTTGTACCCCTTTAGGAGTAAAAGAAAAACCTTCTCCTTCTCCAAGAACCCACAAGTGCCTATCTTTTAGTTGGTGCAAATCATCTATGTTGAAGGCCAATAGAATTTGGCGAATAATTTCTAGACCTCCTGCTGTGCCTATTCTGCATTTCTTGTGTTTATCGTAAGTATCAAGGCATACTCCACCAACTCCCTGTGAACAACCTTCTTCATAGTTTACAGAAATCCAAAATGTTAATATTCCTCTATCTTTAATAGATAAAGTTGCACTCTTTACTTTTGCAAGTTGTTTACGCATAACACTATTATCCTTCCAACATGTCAATAACCTGTTGAAGTTTCTCAGGGCTCATTTTCAGCAATTGTTTAATTTCTGGTGGTAAGTTAGTTTCTTTCACCTTACTGGCAGCTTTCTTAGTATCAACCACCTGATACCTTCCGTCTACCATTGCTAACTGCCAGTCAATTTCTTCGTATTCTTTACGAAGAGTAAATAACTGGTCATTCAAATGCTTGCATTTAACCTCTAAAGGTTTCAACTCCGAAAGAATTTCCAAGATAGAATCCCTTATTAGTTCTTTCTTTTCTGTTAAGGTATTTAGAGTTTCCATTTGTTTCCTTTTAAAGGGATAGCCGAAACTATCCCTTTGGTTAACAGGTTAGCCTTTTACAAAGTTAAATCCTCTGTAGGAATTATCAGTCTTGATTTGCAGTTTTGCTGCTGCCAGCAAACTGATAACTTCCTGGATTGATTTTCTCATAGCAAGTTCCATCAGTGAGAAGGTTGGTTTCTGGTATTCCTTAAAACCTTTGCAGTCTAGTTTTGGGTTTGGCGCATGACGCAATTCAATTCTGTTATTGTCGTCAATTGAGGCATGTTCTACACATTCACGATTTGAGCAATAGTTGCAATTTTTCATTTGTTTTCTCCTTAGTTAAAGTTAACCTTACCTACATTTTCCTCAACCATACCATACCATTTATGGTAGGTCAAGTAGTTGGAATTAAATTTGTTGATTTATACTTAGACTGTTTAAAATTTAAACGGTCTAATCAACTCCATGTTCTGTGCACCTCTGCTATCCATTCAGAACCATCATATTCTTCTATTGTATATTCAACGTCATTTGGTATTTCTATTATTTTTAATTCAGCACAATCGCCATTAGCTTTTTCACCTAATTCTTCTACTACCATTACTAATGTTTTATCTTCTCTGGAAATACCATGTACATCGAAATTATCCTCAGTGTATAATTTTATGCCTTTAATTTCTGCTATCCGCATGATAGCTTCATGTGACAGTCCAAATCCACCATAGCATCTGTTAATCACTACTTTTTTCATACTTCCTCCTTTTATTCTTCTTATTTATACTTAGGCTGTTTAAAATTTAAACAATCTACCACATTAACCATCTACTGAGCTTTATCATACACGAGTCATTATCTAAAGCTTTTGATAGTATTTCACTAGTGTATGTGTTATTGTATATACCAGGATTAATCTCGTCTATAACCCAAACTAACCCCTCAAACCATAATGTAAACATAGTTTTCTCCTTTATTCTTCCAATTTAACTACTCCATCCCTAGGAATAACTCCCATCTGTTCCTTCAATTCCTCATCACGCCTTCTAATTTCTTCCTCCTTAGCCCTCAACTCCTCATCTGTCAACTTCCTAGGTCTCCAATCTTTAACTACTTTCTTACTTCTTTCTTCAGGCTTATCAGGTAAATCAACTAATTGCCCTTGAGATCTTAAATGCTCTAACAAAATCTTATCTCTATTTCTAGCCTCTTCAATCATCTTTTGTTTCTCTAAGTCCTCTTGTCTGTTATACTCTTCTACTGCCTTTTGCACTATATCACTTGTGACATTAATCTTAGGTGGTTCTACCGAATGGCTATTATGAACCATATTATATTGCAAAGGTGCATAATTCCTAGGATTTTCACCCTCAACTCTCAAGTTCTCCATCCTAATAGCATTCATTATCTTTTTCAAATTCCTACTCTTAGTACTTCTATTAATCATCCCTAAGTCAGTCAACACTCTAAATGCCTCACCAGCACTAAATTTACTTTCTAACTTCCCATTGCTATCCAAAATTCCCCGGCTAAGTTCCACACAGTGACTAACCAAGCTACTCATAGAACTAATCCCAATCCCTTGAGAGTTAAAATAAACTAACATCTCCGCTAACGAGACCATATCTATTCTTGCATTAACAGCTATGGTCCTCTCTTGTTTTTCTTCTCTACTATTATTCATATTACTCCTTTATTTATTATATGCTTCCCCAGCTTCTATAACCCCAACATATTCAAATAGCAGCACTGATCCATCACTTTTATCTTGCAATGATAAATGACCATCACAGCACCATAGTATTAACTCGTGACTTTTAATATCGTTAATGATAACAATTTCTTTTCCACACTTAGGACATACTTTACTACTTAAATTTTCCATCTCTTTTTCCTTTCTTAGACTGTTTAATCTTTAAATTTGTAATCAACGTAACCAACGTAACCAAAATAACCCCGTATGCTACATATCCCCCCCCCAAATTGTAATCCGTCACCAATGTATCCCCGTAATAATGTATGAAAAAATTTTTTAGGTATTCCTAAATTTTTTTTCTTTAACATATTTTTTATACATACAAAGATTACACGCATACAATGATTACAGGTTACAAAACGGGGGGGCATATGTGGGATACACACATACAATGATTACAATGATTACAATGATAACAAATTACAATGATTAAATCAATTAACATTTCACCCATCTATACCCACAATAAGAAATTATCCTATTATGGGCATAGTGGATGGAATCTCAACTAAATTTCAACCTTAGACATGACATCCCTAAACTTATCCGGATCACTAACCATGAGTTTGGCTATGGCCTCGGGCACACCTGCCGCAATCAATCCCTGGATTTGCTCACTAGCGCTCTTTATCTTCTGGCCGGCATTCTGTGCGATGATAATAGAGCCATCCAAGGCTTGGATTTCCTCTATGGTCAGTTTCCTAAGTTGTGCCTGCAATGCAATTCTCCTATTCCCACATACCCACGTTTTCAACGTTAGGTCGTCCACAGTGGTGAAATCGTATCTAACTGTCAACTTCACCTTTTCCTTATTATCATTGGTGACTTCAAATGTGTCTTTTACAATACCGATTGCCTTACCTAATGTGTTTTCCATAGTTAATCCTCCTTGTTTTCTTTCTTATTAAATTCAATGTCATTAATCACCCTAGCAATCATCAACTCTACTGCCTTAATAACTTGATAATCGCTAAGTCCACGTTTACCTCTACGCTCTTTCTTCCGTTTGTCCATGAGTTGCATCGCTCCCAGACCGTTCAAAAATTAAACGCTCTACCTTACCTTATTATATACCCGTCATTTGGCACAATGCCCAAACAACCCAACACGGCACAACCACATAAACCAATATTAACCTCTTACACACGGCTAACCTCCTTTTCATTTGCATTAACGTTCATATTTATATCATTTATTATACGGGCTAGGTATTAAATATTTAATTACATCTTGGCTTCTAGCTCTTCAATGTTTTCAAAACCGGCATTGAAATCAATACTTACGTTACAAAATGACCCATTTTGTTCGATTGTTAATGAGTGTTCTTCTTCTATCGGTAAGTTAACATTACTTCCGCTTATGGTAATTAATGTCACAAATTTGCCATTATCAAATACTTCTTTTACATTGTATATTTTCATATCGGCCCTTTCCACTAGCCCGTATAATAAATAATATAAATATAACCAATTTGTCAAAGAACTTAATCACAATTTGTCAACCACTTTCTTCGATCGCCTAGGTGTTTTTCGGGCGTGTATTACCTTCAACACATTCCCTCACAATCTTTACCCTCAATATAACACCTAGTATCATAAATGTCAACAGTTATTTTCACCTTTCTTAACATTTATTTCAACTAATTCCACCCACCACCTAACTCCTTTGGCCCACTTATTGCAATTGCAGCTACCATGCCATTAACCTTTCTTCTAGCAACTCGAAGGGGGAAAGTCACCCTATTATCGGGCGGGTTGCCTTCCAAATATTTTGTGCCTAGTTTTCAATAAATGTGAGTAAATGTTAAATTACAAACTAAACCAAAAAAATTTTAGAAAAAATTTTAACGAAGTTAAAACTTAGTCTGTTTAGTTATTAAACAGTCTGGGCGGATCATTAGTGGAAGACAACTAGAATTGAACTTACTAGTTTGTTCTAAAAATGAATAAAAATTAATTGACTTTTAAATTGAATTACTTTACACTATAATCATAAACTTACAAAAGGATTAAGGGTTATGGAAGGGACAGAAAAATCACTATACGGTTTCGAAGTAAGAATACCAGACAAGCGCCGCGTCGAAGAGGGTACGCGTCAAATTAATATACAACAACTATGGCAACACTCTCATGAGATCATCCTGCTTAAACTCCAAGGGTACAAAAATACACAGATCGCCGAACTTCTTAACATAAGCCCCCAGACTGTCTCTAACACTATTAACTCTGATCTAGGTAAGGAAAAACTTTCTAGACTTCGTGAAGAACGGGATGGAGAAGCTATCCAATTCCACCAGCGAGTCAATGAACTGACTGAACGCGCACTTGAAGTTTACTCAGAAATTTTTGAAAATCCTTCTGTCGATTACAAGATGAAAAAAGAAACTGCTGATACTATAGTAATGGATATCGCAGGACACAGAGCACCAACTAAAGTCCAATCTCAAAGCATGAACGTCACAGCTAATATGGATCAGATAAATGCTTTCAAAGAGCGTGGACTAAAAGCTGCACGTGAATCTGGGCTTTTAGTCACTATAGAAGATAAGGAGGTAGTCAATGAATAAACTTATAGCTGCACTCACTGGTAAGAGCAAAACAGTGAATATTAATGCACTAATGGCCGCTATAGTAGCAATTTCCAAATCATTTGGTTATGAAATGTCTGTAGAAACTGTAACAGCGTTCTACACTGTACTTAACATAGTACTCCGTTTTGTAACTGACAAACCTCTTGACGAGAAATAGATGAAAAAACTTTCAGTAGTCATATCTAACCGAAACGACGTCTCTATGCTCGCAGTCACTTTTAGATCATGTGTTGAAGAACTCAAGCCTCTGGGCCTTGAAAACTGCGAGATCATCATAGTAGACAATTCCGACCCTGAATGGTATGACAAAATTAAAAGTGTACTTCCTTCTGGCTACATCTCAGATGGGCTACTGAAAGTTTATCGTCAAGACTATCCTTGCCTCTTCACAGCACGTGAAACAGCTATTGAACATTCAACTGGAAAATACATCGCTTGTGTTGATTCCCACATGCTAATAGGCAACGATATGTTCCTTGATCTCTACAACTTTATGGAATCAAGACAGGGTGATCCAACTATAGGTTTCGCTCATGCACCTATCAACTGGGCACATCAACATGAAACTTCCTCTCGTCATGATCGAGACATGAGCGAATGTGAACTAGGAAACTGGAACAAATCATATGACACAGTTAGAACAATCACATGGAAAGGTATGCCTTGGATCTGTCGTAGAGAGCTATGGAAAACTATTAACGGCTATGGTGCGCTTGCAGAGCACCGTCTTAGTTGGGGCGGTGGAGACATGCATATCGGCATCAAACCTTGGATGCTCGGCTATAAGAACTACGCAGTGCCTACTTCTCCAGGCATTCACATCGGACCTTTCCCAAAAGTAGACACCACAACTAACCCTAATGCTGTAAAAGTAGCTAAAGTAACTGCTAGAGATCGTTATCGCCTATGGTCAGTTTCAGGAGAAGGCCCACACTCATTAGGTTTCCTGATAAGTTGTTATGTTATAGGTGGTAAATCTATGATGAAAAGGAACAAAGCTTCTATAAAACGTCGCTTCGGTCAATTCATAGATATAGACAAGTGGTGGGATGCAGCTATACAAATGGGCCAGAAAGAAAAAGATTGGCTAGATGCGCACAAAACTATCACTTTTGACGAACTATTAACCACTCAGCCTTGGAATAACTGATGAAATTATCTATAATTATCTCAGAAAGAAATGATCCTTTTGGATGCCTAATAACTATACGTTCAGTTATGGAATCATTAAAGAGTTGTTCTTTTACTGCTGAGATAATTATAGTTAATAATTCTGAAGATTCAGCTAAACGGCAAACTCTATACGACTTATTTGATGCTTTCACTACTAAAAACGAAGTTAAAATAATAGAACAAAACTTTGCTTGCTTATTTAGCGCGCGTGATTTAGCTGTGCAGCATTCAACAGGTGAATATATTCTTATTCTAGACTCACACTGTCTAGTAATGAAAAATGCTATTAACAAATTAGTAACATTCGCAGATCGCATTGATAACCTAGGCATACTTTTTGGCCTTATGTGCTATTCATCTGCTCATGAACTAGACTCCTTTTGCGATAGAGACGTTGAAAAGTTCACTGGCTTACGCTTACATGGTTACAAGACTACCCTCCCTTACTTCAAATCCCCACTTCGAAGTATGCCTATGGTTATCAAACGTTCAGTATGGGAGCATATTAGGGGTTATTACCCGTTATCGACTCATCGTCTGTGTTGGGGAGGAGGAGATTTTCTAATTAGTTTTAAACCTTTATTATTCGGTTATTCTAATTGGTCTCTAACAACAGCTGGTGTAGTCCATTTAGGCCCCTTCAATGATGGAGGCTTCTTTACTGCTTCTTATATAGATAAAGCTTCACCTAATAATCCTCGTTTTTTAGGCATGCTGGTAGCTGCCTATGTAATAGGTGGAGAAGAATTACTAGACGTTCGCTTTTCACAGCTGTTAAATCGTGCTGATGAGAAATACCTAAAACGTGTAAAAAATAGAGTTTTTGACCTATGCGCTGAATGTCGTAGATGGATAAACAAAAATACTAAAGTTAGTTATGATTCAATAGTAACTCAATTCAAAGGTAAACAAAGTACAACTAATTTACGCATATATAAGCAAGATGCTAGTCTTTTCCCTATTGCTACAAAAGTAAATAAGCGAATAGATAAAGTATACAAACCTAAAATTGTAAACGCTATGAATTTATTATAGGCTGTTCAAAAATTAAACGGGCTAATAAATGAAACACTTACGATACATACTACTAAGTTTACTACTGATAACCAATATCGCCTATGCAGATTACATGTCTGATTTAGTTATTACTGGTACTTCAGGTATATGGACAGACAGTCGTTCGTTTACAGACTTATCTACGGCTATTTCTACTATAGGCGCAGATGAAGTAGATCTTTACATAGCTGAAGAAGAATCAGTAACTACTTTAACTGTACCATCAAACATAAGATTACATTTTGTAAAAGCTGGTGCTATCAATAATAGTGGCCAATTAACTATTAATTGTAAATCTATAGATGCACCTAATAGACAGATATTTACTGGAGTAGGAGATATCGATTTTGCACAGGGTTCATATGTAAAATCTTCGTGGTTTGCTGACTTAGAACGTGCTATTAAAGTTACAGAAGATGACTATCTTACTTTGGAAATTTCTGATCAGGCTTATTTAGACGGTGATGCAGCAGTAGGTAATAATGTTACTCTTAAGTTTACCTCTACAGTAAACAAAATTATAGTCAATTCAGGTATAACTTTATCTAACGTTCGCTCAATAGAAGCCGGCTTATACCAAATCTTCGCAGGCGCCGGTGACATAGATTTCACAGATGGAACTACTTTACAGTTAAACTGGTTCCGTCGTCTTCGATCACTAACCACATGGGTTGAATCAGAGAAAGTTAAAGTAATAGTTAACGGCTCAAACACTGTAGACTATTCACAAACTTCACCTCAGAATATAGTCTATGATTTAACCAATGGTAGTTTTTCTATATCTAATGGGATAACACTTACTGTTTTTTCTAGATATAATCTACTACATAGTTCTAACAATACTATATCTTCTGGACTTGGTACATTAGCTTTTTCTCATGAAGGCATAGACGCATTACAGTATTTAGATTCAAATCAAGTAGGTAATTCTGTATATTTAGTAGGCAGAGCTATAGTAAATGATGGTGGACAGGGTACTTTTTCTTGGCTGGTTGGGGACTATACAACAGAAGTTGTTGCTGATACACTATCTGGAGTTTACGTTCCCTCTGTTACAGATTCAGATGGAAGCGAAGGCTGTTGGGTAAGACAAACAGGCGGACATATAACTCCGGAGATGTTTGGTGCCTATAATGATGGCACAAATGAGGATCTAAACTCGGCTATTTTTAAGGCGGCTATTGATACTGTTGGGTCCGGGAGTCTTGATCTAATGCCTGGGGCAACATATAGGTTAGAGGCATCTGGTACTTCACTGGAAACCCACTG